GTGAATGCAGCCAGGTGATTTAGTGCGTATAAAGGGCAAGGGAAGATTCGCAAAAGAGGCTGTAGCTATAGGGATCCTTGTTGAGTTTGATACTGTTGAGCCTGATGGTGGGTGGGTTGTTATGATAGGCGATAAAATTGAAACGTATGTTACAACCTGGTGGGACTGTGAGGTGGTCGATGAAAGCTGATAACGTTATAAAGAAAGTACTTTGGTGGAGATTAATTTCTATCCTTATAACCGTGGTAGCAATATATGCAGTCACCGGTGACATCAAGTCAGCAACAGGTATTACGATATACCTACATATTTTACTAACTGCTAGCCACTATATTTTTGAGAAGACATGGGAAAAACTACGTGAAGATTGGTGATTTGGTTACGGTAAATCCGGCCAAGGCAGGATTGTATCTGATCATCGATGAAGATCCTGCCAGAGAAAGCATGCATGTTGTCAACGAACTCAATGCAATTGCACTTGGAAAACTGTATATACTTTATGACCCTGAAGCGGTACAAGCTATAGAGATGCATGAAAAATGGATAGAGGTAATCAGTGAAGGTCGGTGATTTAGTAAGAATGCTTCCGAAGAATTATAGTAGTCACGGAATACATCTCCCAGATCAGTGGGCCGGATTGATAGCCATAGTAACGAATGATCTCGGCGGAATGTTTAGCGTTTTAATTTATCACCCTGATGATGCGATGCCATCTGAGATAATGGTTAATAGTAGGGACGTTGAGGTAATCAATGAAGATCGGTGACCTGGTGGTTCGCGCGTACGCGTATCACGCATTCATTCCTGGCATTATCGTCGACGAAGAATATAATGAGATCTCAGATGTAGATCATGATTTAGCCTACACAGAACATAATTTTACCGTAGCCTGGTCAGATAATAATACATCTCGTGAAATGGATGTAGAGTTAGATTATTTAGAAGATGCCCTTGAGGCAATGCAAGAACTCATGGAAGAGGATGAACAGAATGAAAGTTGAATTACAGAATGAATTGTTTGAAAAGTATCCAAAGATTTTTCGGCAAAAAGATTTACCTATGCAAGAGACATGCATGTGCTGGGGTATTGAGACTGGTGATGGGTGGTATAATATCATTGATATGTTATGTCTTCAAATTGAATGGCATACTGCACATAACCTAAAGAAGGATGAAGATTCAGACCTGGTTCAAGTTGAAGCTGTACAGGTTAAGGAAAAGTATGGTACCCTGAGGTTCTATTATAATGGAGGAAATGAATTCATCCATGGGCTTGTGTCAATGGCTGAGGGTATGTCTGGGCGTACGTGCGAGGAGTGCGGTGCACCTGGAACGCAAAATAATACCGGCTGGATCAAGACACAATGTGTACCATGTAGAGATAAACAAGGTCTGCGCTGGGAAAAGGGTACGCAGGGTGGAGCTGGCTAGTCGAACGTAAACTTAAGTGCCAACCTAAGCTGGTGCTCTAAAGGATCACTTTCAAACTTAGGTAACTTAAGTACATAACGTGGCTCTAGAAGAAATACATCACTGACTTTCCATGCTAAGCCGGCATCAAAACTTGTACGAAGTAATTTTTTTTCTGATAGCTTAAACTCAACGCTGGTGAACAGTTGATCATAGCCCACCCGAATTCTATTAGAAGCCCATGGCCCGTCTTTTGCTATAGCACTAGCGGACAGTAGCAACGATAAGAATATGATCAATATTTTCATGTTTATAACTAGTATTATCCTACGATAATCGTGTGACAGGAGTATAACAAAGTTTGCATTATTACTTATACAGGCATGATATACTGGATATACTTAGTTCACGTTAGGAAATAAACGTTCTTTGAAATTCTATGCGACCCCGGTTCTCGGGTCCTAAAATCCAGGTGGAATTACTGGCTCCTGGATATCAACGGAAGTTGATAGTAGAGAAAACCTCGATTGGGAAGGTGCTGTTCTTACGGCATGCCGCCCTACTAAGAGAGGGGATGAGTAAAGGGGAGTGACATCCCTGAAAATCATCCAGTGATCTAAAGTAAGAGCCCTCTTGTCACAGAGGGAGTGCTGCTGAAGGTATCCGCGGACTTGTAGATTCATCGTGGAAACGGGATAAGGGCAACCCAGACTACTCTGAAAGGAGTTGAAAAAGTCTTGGGAAGGGGGGTTAAAATCCTCTAGAATCTGACTGTCGTTGGCAGAAGCCTCTCTGATGAAACCGGCAACGGTTTTATCGTCCCGAAAGGGGTTATGTGGACTTTCTCCCAAGGATCGGAAGCATGACGCGCAAAAGCGGGGGGAAGTGTACAGCTTACCCAACTGAGCGCAGAATGTCAATGACAGTAGAACGTGCTGTTCCGTGGTTTTTACGAGCCAAGAACAGGGAGGAATCTTGTGAACGGTTTTACTTGCCGGTGTGTTCACATCTAACCCCAAGAGGGGGACAGGCTCAAAAGGCTTGATGGTCATGAGAACGAGAAGCCCTGGAATGCTGGGCTTCTTTTTTTTTCGAAATAAAAGGAGTGATAACAATCATGCAAACGTCTACTAATACAAAGTATTTTGTTGCTGCATTTGCGGCTGTTGCATTATTCTTTGCCGGCTATACCTATTTTGGTTCCGACACTGATGCAACTGACAATACGGCAGCTACGGCAACTATCACTGCGCCAGCCTCAAATTATATTGAGAATGCGCAGCCAGCAGTACAGACTGGGCCCACCAATGTCGCACCCGCGAATGGTGAGGTTGAAGCTGATGCCAGCACAACAAAGTAATCTAACGTAGTTACATAGATTTCGATTCGAAAAGGGGAGGGCTTAGGCCTTCCCCTTTTCTTTTACATGAGCGTGCATTCACAGACTTCATATGCCATTAGTCCATAACCAGCTATTTTCCAACACTCTTTTTTCTGTGTTACGATAAGCTCTTCTTCGACTATATGATAGATGCCTGGCTCTTCATATGTGAATGGGCCACCCCAATAAATACCCCATTCATTATCAACTTCTTCATAGATGAATAGTTCTTCTGCTTCATGGGCCATAAAACATATGTTGTATCCCCATGCATCGATTTCCCACCACTTATTTTCAAATGCTGATCTATCAAATAGTGGGTCAGGTTCTGGTGCGCAGGAAATCAGTGCGGCCAGTAACAGGATTCGTCTCAATATTTGTTCCGGGAACAATGTTACAATTTTAAGTATACATGTTGGGCAATATATTTATGTAAAATGATTGAACCAGGAGCTGACCATGGGATTTTGGACTAAAGCGCTTGGAATTGACAAGCGGTTCATGAAAATAGAAGACATGCTGGCTGATATACGTAAGCATCAGCAGAAGATAGATATGAAAATGGACATCCTGGCTCATGATGTGGTAGGTCACCTACCCTCGGTACCAAGTGAAAATAAGATCAATGATACATATGTGAGACTTCAAAAATTAGAAAGCTATGTTCAATCATTAGCAACAACGATGATGGAAGCCGAAGCAACAACGAAAATTAATTCATATGCATCAGAGTTGAATGAAGCTAAGATGAAAAAGCTTGATCAAAAAATGAAAAAAATAGAAGATCCGCTCAAAGATTAGGTGTTGCTAATAACTTAACTCCATATTTATAAGCGTATGCCCATGCGTGAAAACCTTGGGCAGTTGTTTTGTTTTAGTTAAGATAGTCAGCTGCAAACACTTTACTAAAAGGAGACAACTCATGGCAAAACATGGAAACTGGTTTACACGAATGATCGGTGCCGTAGGCATTGGTCAATTTGAAGAAGAAACCATCGCAAGTGCAAAAGATCGCACTGAAATTAAAGAGCTAATTAAGAATCTCTCCCCCGCGGAAGGGGTTGATGTGAAGGAATTAAAAGATGACCTTCAAAACTATTTAGACAAGAATCTTAAAATATTAGACCAGTCAATGGCAGATATTTCAAAAAGAATTTCTGAAATGGCAGAAGAAATTGAATCAGCTGTAAAGATGGCTGATGAAGCTCTTGATTCACTTGAAGAATTAGAAGAAGATGATGCGGCCGGACCCCCTGGGCCACAAGGGCCCCAAGGGCTACAGGGTATTCAGGGTGTTCCCGGACCACAAGGAAATGACGGCGCTCAAGGACCAGCTGGTGACATTGTTGATCTGATTAACGATAATGGTGATGGGTCAATAACGCTCAGTGCTAGTAACGGTGACCAGATCCGAATTGCTAGAATTGGTGGGACTCGCGGCCCGCGGGGTCATCAAGGTATCGACGGACCAGTAGGCCCTGAGGGACCTCAAGGTGAGCCAGGTCTCCAAGGCCCCCCAGGAAATTCCTGGAACGAACAGCGTGTTAAGATAATTGAAAACCATGTAGCTGCGTTATGGACTGAAGCTGCCGGAATAAAGTCATCAGTGGATAGTGAAATTAAAGATCTTCAAGATCGCATGGTTGAGTGTTGCCCAGAAGAACCTGAACCAAATCCAGGCTGTTGGAAACATAAGTGTTGCGACACCCCGGCCGCTGGTCAATATGCAGAATGCGATAGGCACGGCGGCAGTCCGGACGGTCATAAAACATACTGGGACCCGAACTGTTAGTCGCTAACTTGAAGTTTAGTCAAATTTAGTCCGCTAATCTAATAACTAACGCTCCTTGCGGCTGAGTCTGCGGGGGGCGTTTTTTATTGAGTCGAGCATTGAGCGGATGCTGGCAGGAATAATATAAGAGGCTGCGTAGAAGATAGCCAGGCTCATAAGCCATATAACCCAACAGGTTACAAACAGAGTCCCCAGTATGGACTGAGGGGGATTATTTTGATAACACCGTTTGGGTTTCTTTTTTACTAGTCACACACCTTTCGTGCACGTTTCTGCGCAAATTCCCGCCATACCACATAGGTCTTATTGTTAACGGTAACACACATGTCACATTTTAGATCTGTTTCACACTTGTGTAGTGCACCACAAAACTGTTCACCATTATTGATTAAACCATTCATGCAACCAGGAACATCTTTTACGCATGCGTTACAGTGATCGACCAACTGATTAGGATCTTCAGCTACTTCCCCCTCACCGATGACGACGACCTCTTCAGTAGTACTTGGGGTACTTGGACATTGTCCGACGCCCATTAAAAATAGAACGGCAAACCCGGCTGCGATTGCTTTTGGAAAGATATGCATAATAAACTCCTCAATGATAAGTATACCTTATCATACATAGTAATATAGTTAAGGATAATGATGTTACGACACATACACCGGTGGTACGAGAAGGTGACTGGCATTAAGGATCTAAAAGATAGAGTTGAAATGCTTGAACAAGAAGTGATCTACGGACACATAGTATTCGAAGAACAAATTAGGCAAGTCAACAAGCAGACAGCACGAAACAAATTGAAGTGCACAATCTTGGCGGGTAATACTAAAAAACAGTAAGGAAGCCAGGATAGCGAAAGAGCGAACTTATAAGGTGATACCAAAGTAAGAACGTACAGCATCTTCTACGATACTGGCACATGCTCTCTTTTGTCTTTTATCCTTATGCATCTTTGCCACATAATCTTCAGGGACTACGTACATGATACCATGAGGTGCTTCCATGATACCGGGTGCCATGCTACACATACCAACACCCTTCTCACCCTTCTTCAGGACTTCATCTTCAAATACAATTGTTTCTGTGACCAGATAGACGAACCAAGACAATGTTCCCCCTCTAGTTTAAGTATACACCATGGAGCAGTAGATGGTTATAACTTTTATTTCACAATAAAGTTATCATCGTGCATTAATGCTTCTTCCATGATATAATCTATATGTTGGTGGGGAATGGATCCTCACCACATGGGAAGAAGCACAGTGAAGAAGGGTGACATCGTTTTTTTGGATGACTACTACTACGGTGACGTCATAACTGGGATTGTACTTACCACCGGACGAGGCAAGCTCGAAGGGCACTATGAGATCATGACTGCCTGCCGAACGACCGAAATACCATATACTTTCTGGACATACCGGGAAGATCTGATGTCCATGGATGAGTGGGAAGAGTGGGGCAAGGAAGAGTACGGAGAGTTGCTGCGATGACTATGAAGATTGGCAACATGGTAAGACACAAGCTCTCTGAAGGTGGGTTGTTGGGTATTATTATCGGATACCACCAAGCTATCGAGTCTGCAGATCCAACCTACCTTGTTAAGTGGTCAGACGGCCGACTTAATTGGGTACTGCAACGATTGATGGAGCCAATTCAATGAAGCCCGGTGATATGGTACAAATGGTAACCGGCCTTCCGGATTACAGGACTAACCCCCGTAATAATGGGATCGTAATAAACATCCAGCGACCGTCTGCATTTCGCAGGATTGCTATTGTTATGTCGAATACCGGCGAGATCATGAGCTGGCCACTCGACAGCCACTACGAAGTCAGGGTGATCAATGAAGCCCGGTAACCATGTCAAAGAAGGTGATCTGATTAGGGCACATGGTTGTATAGCCCTAGTACTGGAAGTGATTCCGGCTAATACTACAGAGTATCAAAAGACCCCTCGGCTTCGAATCCTAAGTGATGACGGCCGGAGTTGGGTGACTCGACTTAACTACACAAAATGGAGTATCATCAATGAAGCCCGGTGACATGGTAACATGGAAGCAAAGACCAGACCTGAGAGGTGAGGGCTTTCCCCCATATCGACGACTCGGCCTTATCCTCCAACGAGATCCCCCATACCAACAACGGGACTTCGAGGTACTCTGGCTAGAGAGTCAAAATACAACGTATCATAATGAAGATGGACTGGAGGTAGTCAGTGAAGCTCTTTAAGTGGATCCTTGGAATCGATAAGTTAGAGAAGAAAATTGATCAACTCGAGGCACAGCTTAAGGTAGTCAGTGATAGAGCGCAAATGAATAACCTGCGTACGTTGATGATGCTTGAGTATGGTGAGTTCCCTGATCTAAAGAAGCGCATGCCCAACGACTCCTAAGCTGGTTCGGTATTCAACTCGAGGGCGGGTAATACTAGAAAACAGTAAGAGCGGTAAGGTATGGGTCTATAAGTAAGCAGACAGCGTAATAAGACCAGCAAGCCCATACGATCCATAGACTAATACCTCAGGTCCATTACCACTATGTACTAGTCCAATAGCTAGTAGACTACACCATGATACGTATCCTACACATGCTATCAGGTCAGCTTGCACATCTGTTAGGCTGCACACCCAGTCTCTGTATTTGTTTATTATGCTATCCATAATGCACCATCCTATACTAGTATCTATGGCCATTATCCTGGCCATCGGCTGGTTATTTTGGTACAAATAATGGCCATTGAGAGATAAGTGGAGATATTTTGTACCACTCATGTCTCTTCACTCTAGACAAGTGGCTATTTGTCCATATGTCCTGGCTCGTGGCACAGCCGGCTACCAGCGATCAGACCACACGCTTTTTAGTCTCCTGACCTGGCAGCATGTAATCGGCAGAAAAAAAAGCTGCTCGGAACTTTACCATCCCGCGCAGCGGACGTACACACGCGTGCACGAGGCTGCTGCCCAGCCGGCCAGAGCGCACAAGGCTACCTGTCCATCGCGAGGGCTGCTGCTGTTATGTGGCCGCTGTTACGGCGATGCGCGTGCTCGTGTCATGCTGTTTCCTTCCTACCTTATAGTACTATTATACCACACACACCCGGGTTTTACACGAGCTTGTACTGGCTGCGCAGCCATCACGGTCCGACCGCTCGAGGTAATGCAGTATACATCCGCGTGTTACTTCACGTCCGTGATGGCTGAGGTGAGCGAGTGTAACACTGTTTCTGTTTCGGTGTTACGGCGCGCTCGAAGTAACGAAAGATGTTCACACGGAGTTAACACGGACCTCGAGCGTTTTTGAACTCTTTTTTTGTACACGATTTGTGGCGGCGGTATAATATACTAGGCCCTATGAGATCTTTTTATGTACGTCGATGCCATAACTTTTGCGATCACACTTATACAACGTGTACTGGCTTGGTTACTATAAAAATAAGGGACGCTGCACTGTGTAAGCCCGTCACGGCGCGCAGTGGAAACTCCTGGCGGTCATACGAATCATGGCGGTTTTTAACAAGGCGAGATGGAGTCTAGAGATGGTCGATACGTGAGATAATAATATTATGAGTACGAAAACCTGCTCATATCGTGGGATGTGGCGATCCCGAGCAGGCAGCCTTATTAAAGTCAGGTGATAGCATGGGTCACGATATGTCCGGCCAGTAACCTTTTCATTTAATTTTGAATAGACGAATTAGGGGGTCACGAAAGTGGCCCTCTTTTTTTATGCCGGCCGGCTGACACACCCGTGTAAAATCGACGTGCATGGGGTATAATGTATATGTAATCAGGAAAAGGAAACACATGGCCCGCAATAAGAACAAGAGTCTGCTCCAGAAAGCCAAACGCGCCCGTCAAGAGCGTATCGACGCGTCGCTAGCGGATTTGTCCAACAAAATCAACCAGTTAAGTGAGGCCGGCCTACACCTGAACGACGACGAAACGTACACACCTGAGTATGCCAAGCTGATTGCTCAGCTTAACCAGGTGCACGAAGAACGTGATGAGTTCGAAGACAACCAACGAGAACGCAACATTCAGAAGCTGCGGGCCAAGGACGAGCTACGTCAGGCCAAGCTGGATCACGGACTCAGGGTGGGTAAGGTAAAGAATAACATCCAATGGGCACCTGGTGGTATGGACATGGTGCCTGGTCGTAAGGATTGCGACGCCAAGTTCTTCGGAGCACAGGAGGCGGGACTGGCTAAGGTATCTCGCGATATTGGGCGCTGGGAAACCCTGGACCCATATGCAAATGCAAGAGGAGTGAATAAGGGCGAGATTGTCATGATCATCTCTGAGAAGTACCAGGTCGAGACCGGCTATGGACGCAAGATCAAAACAAAGTGGGCAGTCGACGTCATGGTCGGGCCTCACGTAGTCAAGGCGATCCCCGCAGCAGCGCTTCGCCCGTTGGAAGAAGATTAAAATGGTTAACGATATCAAGGACTTAGAGCCCGGCGACCTTGCTTGGTTCGCATTGAATGAAGATGACCTACCACAGATGGTAGAGATCGAAGACGTCACCGAGGGTCAGGTTGCAATCCGTGTCGACGACGGGCTGCTGGTAGCAGATGCTTCGAAGTTTCACCTCCTCGAAAAGTGGTGGGGACACGGGCCTCTGGGTGATGGGACAGGCATGGGACCTGATGGTTTCGATCCGGATTGGGCATCCAAAGAGGAAAAGTCCAATGATATTAAGGGGTTAGAGAAATAAAAATAATTGTGACACCGGCGTGTAAAATCGTTCGATTTGCTGTATAATGGTAACATAATCAAACAAAGGCTGGTGAGGACTGGCCAGTGGGCATCGCCCAGAAGGAGACATAATATGTCAGAAGAAAACAACAACCTGAAACGTACCCACAAGGCTCCCTACAAGGTAGGCAAATTGTACTTCGGTCGCAGCGCACCCACTCGTGGTGCCAAGTGGGTCGTCTCTGCTAGCATGGATCTTAGCAATCCTGTAGCGGAATACGACATTGGCAAGCTGGCGCGCGCCCATTGCGAGGAAGCACGTGATGCTGCCCGCATTGCCAAGGCTGAAGCAGCTTCCGCTGAGGTTGCCATCCCTGCAGGTGAGGAGTTTACGGATATCATGTCAGATGATACTGTCGATTTTGAGGGAGGAATTGATCTCTAAAAGATCTCAAAAAGATCTCAAAAAGATCGAACAATTCGTGCAAATCCCCTCCCCATATTGTATAATATACTTGATGGTTGGGGAGGGGATTAGCCCTCCAAGCCTCTAGACCAAGGAGTTAGAAAACATGGATATCAAAACCTTCAATCTCGTCGCTACCAAGCTTCCCCCGGAGATCGCGATTCTTCTTCGCGGACCGACAGGGGTCGGTAAGTCTTTCCTGGCTAACCAGGTGGCAAAGAACCTTGAGCTTCCTTTCATCGACGTCCGCGGTTCTACCATGTCCGAAGGTGATGTTGGTGGTTACCCCGATGTTGAGGGTATGAAGGAAAATGGTATCATGACCTTCTGCATGCCATCCTGGTTCATCCGGGCATGCCGAGAGCCTGTTGTCCTGATGCTGGACGAGCTTAACCGCTCCCTCCCCGGTGTCCAACAGTCCTTCTTCCAGCTGGTCCTGGACCGAGAGTTGGGTAACGACGCTAACGGCGTTCCTTACCGCCTCCACCCGCAGACCAAGGTCATCGCGGCTGTCAACCACGGCGCTGAGTACGACGTCAACGAGATGGACCCCGCATTGCTGCGGCGCTTCTGGACTGTGGACCTTGAGCCCACCTCCGAAGATTGGATCACCTGGGCTACTGCCGAAGGTCTTGACCCGGTGGTCATCGACTTCATTCGTCAGAATCCTGCCCACCTCCGAGTCGACCCTTCTACGGTTGAGCCTGGTACGGTGGCTCCGAACCCCGCTTCCTGGCACCGCCTGGCAGAGAGCCTGGTCCACATGGGCTACGCTCCGGCTGACCTCGCTGGTAAGGAAAGGGCTCCTGGCTTCTACGCTGTCGCCCTGGGCTTCGTCGGTACCGAAGCTGCTATCTCCTTCACGACCTTCGTTGAGGGTTACGAGATGGTGGTCAGCGCCGAGGACATCCTGGACGACTACAAGGGCAACAAGGAAAAGGTTGCTGCCCTTACGAACGATCGCCTTAACGCGGTTATCGAGAAGATCGCTAACCACTGCAAGGAAAATGAATGGAAGCTGAATCAGGCCAAGAACGTCGCGGCCTTCGCTGAAAGCCTCCCTGGTGAGATGATGGTCTCCCTTTGGAACACCATCTCGGCTACCCAGAAGTTGCCGAACATCCAGAAGATGCACAAGTTGATTGGACAGAAGATTGTCAAGGCAGTCCAGTCCAGCCGAAACCTTTAAGATTACCCAGGAGGGTGCAACCCTAGTAACAGGTTAAGCTGACTAGGGTTCGCCCCTCGCACTTAGGAGAAAAGAATGGAACTCTCAAACATCCTTAATGAACTCAATGGCCTCAATGTTGATCAGCTACGTATTTTGAATAATGCTGTCTATGATCGCCTCAAGGATGCTCGCAATAGGGACTCCGCAATCAAGCGTCGCACCCTACGTGCTGGTGACCAGGTATCTTGGACCGGTCGCAATGGGTACACGGAAGGTGTCATCGTCCGGGTCAAGCGTAAGAAGGCTATCTGCGATGTGGGTAGTGGGCGTAACTGGGATGTACCCCTCAGCATGCTGACGGCAGTCTAAAAAGATTAATAATATCAATAGGTTACATAATACTATTTATTTTAGCATACCCGTGCAAAAAAGCCTGGCATGTTGTATAATGTATATGTAATCAAGGAATGGATATGGCAACACCACAAACGACAGCTAACGACCTCCCCATCGCAGGGGACCTCGCGACCGACATCGAAGCCAACAACTTCGAGTTGGACCCACATCTCATCAGCCTCCTCTGGAGTGAGCCCTTCTTCAGCAAGATCCTTAGGGTCGTAACGAAGGTCCGCACCGACAGCATCCCTACCGCAGGGGTCCTGGCCAAGGACGGCGACATCAAGATGTGGTGGAACCCAAAGTTCCTCGCTAGCCTCACACCTGATCAGGTGAAGGGGCTTCTAAAGCATGAGTGTTACCACCTGGTGTTCGAACACACCACCACCCGGCGACACGATCCCCACATCATTTGGAACTATGCCACTGACCTGGCCATCAACTCTCTTATCCCAGAAGAGGAGCTCCCCGAGGGTGGCCTCATTCCTGGTAAGGCCTTTAAGGAGCTTTCCGATAAGGACAAGGCGATGATGGGACCGGACGCAGTTGGCCGGTACGAGCGGGTATCCGCAAAGATTGAATCCTTCCCCAAGGAGATGGCATCCGAGTGGTACTTCGCTGAGCTTCAGGAAGTGGCCGACGATATCCAAAAGGGTAAGGAAGATGGTGAAGGCCAGCCCGGAGACGGCGAAGGCGAAGGGGAAGGTCAAGGACCTGGTCAGCCTGGTGGACAACCTGGTAACGGACCCGGTATGCCTGGGCCGATGGACGACCATGATGGTTGGGACCAGCTCTCTGATGAAGATCGCGAATTGCTGAAGGGCAAGGTCAAGCAGGCCGTTGAGGATGCTGTCAAGGAATGTGACCGGAATGGTCAATGGGGTTCGGTTGGCGGAGGTACCCAGAAGGTGCTCCGGGAGCTCATCTCCAAGGAGATCCCCTGGCAGACAGTGCTGAAGAAGTTCTGCGGAATGACCCGCCGGGCCAATCGCGCTACCAACATCCGACGCCTCAACCGGAAGTACCCGGCTATTCACCCTGGCTTCCAAAAGGGCTACACCTCCTCCATCGCAGTCTACATCGACCAGAGTGGTTCGGTTAGCGATGCTGAGTTGGAGCTGTTCTTCGGAGAGCTTCGGAGCCTGGCCAAGCGGACTGAGTTCACCATCTACAACTTCGACACCGAGGTTGATACGGATAGCGAACGAGTCTGGAAGAAGGGTCGTACCCCTTACGCCGGTCGGACCCGTTGCGGAGGTACTTGCTTCACTGCTCCTACGGAGCATGCAAATAAGAATAGTGCCAAGTTCGATGGCTACCTCATCCTCACTGATGGTGAGGCTAGCGATCCTGGACCTTCTCGGTTGAAGCGAGGATGGGTCATTTGCCCCGGACAGAAGCTTTACTTTGAGGCCTCGAAGAGGGACTTCGTTATCAACATGAAGGAACCCAAGAAGGTGGCAGCATGAAGCTAGGTAAGGATGTCAAGGCTTATATTGATAAGAAGCTAGGTGACACTAAGGACGAGAACCAAATGCGTGTGTACCAGGTCCTCATTGAGGGGTATTGGGCAGGTGAGTTGGATATAAACCCAACCACCAAAGCCGTGATGCTTGTAGAGGATCCTGTGCCCCGCGTGGCAACACCGGTAGATGCGGTGATCACTGGAGCTATTATGCAGGCTATGTCCGGGGGTGGGAAAAAGTAAATAATATTAGGTAGTTAGAGTGTTAAAAAGAATTGCATTGATCTGTCACATGCGTGCAAGATCTGCCTTCCTGTTGTATAATAGTATCATAAGGAAGGTTGGTAATGGCAAACATCGCAAACATCACACTCGCTATCCTCCTCGCCGCTCAGATGGCCGGCGCAATGACAGCACGTCAGGGGACAGCAGCTGTGACTATGGCTGACGCAATTACCTGCAATATTAATTGACAGGCCCGTGCAAATAACGCCTGCATAGGGTATAATATACTTGATGGTTGGGGAGGAACCCAACCGGTAACGGCAACCAAGACCAAGGAGAAAGCCAAATGAAACTCAACGTACGCAAAGACGATATCGCCGTCGGCACCAACATCCTAGACGTGGAGGTCCCCAAGCGACTCCGCAACAAGCACAAGTCAGGCCTCGAGTATATCGATTGCGCCTTGGGCGGCCAGGGCTTTACGCCGACTGCAGTGACCTTCTTCACCGGTACGCCGGGCTCTGGTAAGACTACCATGATGCTGACCTTGGCTGATGCCATCACCCGCTCCGGTGGGGTGGCACTGTTCAACACTGCTGAGGAATCCCTCTTCCAGGTCAAGCTGGTCGTCGAACGCCTGAAGTTCAAGAAGGGCTTCATCGCTGGCCAGGAAAATCATATTCCTACGCTGCTTAAGAATTGTGATAAGATTCGCAAGGCCAATCCCGGGAAGCCTTTCTTCCTGATCGTTGACAGCCTCCAGTGCATGGACGACGGTAAGTACACCGACGGCCACACCAACAGCAAGACTGCTGAGCGGTCCTTGGCCCTTATCACCGATTACTGCAAGGAGCATTACTGCAATGCCATCGTCATCGGCCAGGTCAACAAGTCTGGTCAGATGGCTGGTACCAACAAGCTCAAGCACATGGTCGACGCCATGATGCACCTCTCTGTAGAGGAAAAGGACAAGGACCTCGAAGGTTGCCGCGTCCTTCAGACGACGAAGAACCGGTTCGGTGGCTGCGGTCACACCTTCTTCCTGGCTCTGAATAAGAATGGATTCAAAGAGGTGGCTCGGGTCTCTGCTGCTTAAAGTAGCCTAACCCACGTGGGAAGGAGTGGCCACCTCTCGCCGGCATAGACCGGATCCTTGGTCGGACTCCTTCCCACACTTTTTTATCATCTGCTCGAGGGCGGGTAAAAGGAGAAAATATGTTAGAATCAATTAACTGGTCAGATCTGATGGCGATCACCCTATTCAATATGCTGATAGGCGGAGTGATTGCATTTGTGTATATAGCCTATGACGTCAGACGCAGGAAGCGTGAAGAAGCACGTGACCTAGCTGCGATGCGACGTGTATATGGCGAAGCACAGGCCAAGATCGATCGCGCCAATGACCAGTACTACAAGCGCTCCGGGAGATAAGCTGACAGGCCCGTGCAATCCAGCCCAGCCTATGGTATAATGGATATAGATGGAGGGAATGACAGTGTGACAGGCAGCAGCAGGCCCCCACGTGGGCAGCAACCAAGGGGCCCGTATGGCAGCCCCCGAGGGGCCCCTTTTCGAGGCCCCCTACATGCGGCTCTAGGGCCCCCTCTAGAGGCCCCCTTGCATACTCTGTGGGGCGGCCCCAGGGGCGGCGGGGTTAAGTCTGCGCTCTCGCTTCTCGAATCTGGAGCGAAACGAAAACCGTATTACTGTAAAAGCTCAGAAAATATCTCGAGCAATTTTTAGGATCAAGGAGAAAAAAGATATGCCAGTGATTGATGGAAAATATAGAAATTGGGAAAAGGGTGATATGTGTACCTACGCACGGGTGTTAAACCCAGTGCCGGTATTCCTAATCAGCCGAGGTACATATCAAGGTCATGATTGTGATGAGTTTGGTGAACCAGCGTTTTGGAGTGCTGTCGACATTATCAACCCAGAGACCGGCCAGGAGCGTAAGATGTGTAAGGCTAGTCATCTCAAAGTAATCGAAGAAAAAGACTACATCCGGAGTGATGCAGCAAAGGAGCTAGGGATCAATGGGTAGGATTAATTTTTCAGATGGGGAAGTATTCAACACATGTGGGCCTGTCCGCGCAGAGCAGCGTAAGGATGGGTGGTATGTCATGGGTAAGGGTATGCTGATCCCAGTAGACAATATGGCAGAAGCAATTAAGCTTGTATGCGAGCATAAGGCCAAGGCCTTGGTTGCTGATAAGAAGAAAGAAGATGATACCTCCGAAGCGTAAACGAATTTGTCCTAAGAAAGGGCACCTGGTCGAGTACCCCAGCGGGCCCGCGCCAGCAGCCGGGTTCTCTCCATCACAGGTTGGACTAGTAGTCAATACAGTGGGTATCCACCTGCACATCCTGGCTGGCGATGGTACTATAATCAAAGGGGTGCGTAGGGATAGTGTTGAGATCGTCGGATGAGTATACCAAAGAGTAGAGGGAATGTAGTCGTGAATAAAAAGAGAATCCGCAAGGCAGTAAAGAAACACCAGAAAAGACTTAGTGCAAATGAGAGAGCGTTATTCGCCCAAAGGCGACGCCTCCTTGAAGGTAGCCTAATCACTCAGTCCGATGTCTTCGAGGGCGCCATGGTAGTCCAACATATCAGAGGCAGTCAATACCTGGTGCGTCTCAGTACCGGTGAAGAGGTATACGCTAGCCACAAGCGCGGGAAGGACGAAGCTCTAGATGATCGCCATGAAGTGACCTTCAGTCACGGTGGATGGTCCATATGGGAATGACGATCGGTGCCCTTGTGCGACCTACCGGACCGGCCACCCGACAACTACAGCATGGTGTCCCGTTGGTTGAAGAAGAGTGGATTGGTATCATCATTGGGTTCGACTACGGTGACCCGATAGTCATGTGGAACGAGAAATTTCCAAATGAGTTAGAGTATCGAGAACAACTCGAGGTAATCAGTGGACCCGATTAAGGTAGGCCAACTCGTTAAGATGGCAACCGGCCACCATTTCAGGGATAGATATGGATATGGCATAGTCACAGCTGTCGATGGTTACTACATGTGGGTCTGGTTCGCCGCCATCGCCGGCAATGGAGCTGGTGGGTTCAAGTGGTGTGAATGGAATGCAGTGGAGGTAATCAGTGAAGCTAGGTGACCTGGTGCGACTAATCGACCCGAACGCGTACGCGGGTAACGTCATGCCTCCCGGGTCTGTTGGCCTGGTAATGAAGGTAGAGAAAACGCGGAACGACTATAAGGATGTTGTCGCGGAGGTCATGTGGCACAAGCACCGATATCATAATGCAGACCCAACAAAATTCCCGAGGTACCTGGCAGGAGCACTCGAGGTGGTCAATGGAGATGGGTGACTTATTCATATGCCATACCACCCAGTCGACTTATCTTATGGTACCAGATATCGGTGACGCAATTATAGACGATTGGGGGGTAATGGCCGGCAAGTACGGAATCATCATAGACCCCGAGCCCGTCAAGTATTGCGACAAGCAAATCATCTTGGTATTAATAGATGGAGGTGTGGGGTATATCGGCAAGGCACTAATCAAGGTGCTCCCATGAAGCCCGGTGATCTCGTAGTCTTCGACGCGGACATTGTCAAAAGGATATTCCCAGTAGGCCTGTTTGATGGGGATATGGGGACAATACTATCCGAGTGTGTACCAGGTGATCTGAGGAATCGTGGTGGCCCGTACCCACATATAGAGACCCCTTGTTGGTGGGTGCTATGGTGGACTGGTGATTACGCCGGTCAAAAGATATACTGTGAAGAACAATACCTACGGGTACTCGGCATTGCGTGACTCACCTATCCCCATGTATACACCGGCCCTCGGAGCTTTTATTGCATACCGCGGTGTACAAGGCGGCACTCCCTACTTATCTTTAATATACCTGTGGAGAAAGCATGAACCCTGACGACTACGACTGGAAGAAATACGAGGCATTACTTGAAACTTATAAGGAGCGCAATGGCTGGCCCGACAAGTACAAGCAATTCGAGGATGCCTTCTATGATTTTGGCTTCAACAGGGATGGACAGTATGGAAAAAAATACACGTATGATATTGCACGTGAGGTAAAAGACACGTGGGCTGACTTCGATATTAACGATATCGAGGAAGCGCCGGCTAGCATAAGGAGTACTCGGCCGCCTTGTCTCACTATCTTCAAGCCTGGAGACCTCGTGCTGTTCTATGCACACAATGTGTATGATGATGCTGAACAACTTATCCATGCTGGAGGTAATCGGATCGGACTTATCATCGAAGTCGAACCCGCTAAGGAAGAGCCTGACGTCATGGCTCTCGTTATCGACGGTACTACACAACAACACCGATGGATCTTGGTCAACGACCTTGAGATAGCGAATGGGTGAAAAACCCTCGAGCCGCAAACGACATCGTTGGAGTTTGGAGCCCGGGGACCTGGTCCAAGTAATAAACCCTCGGCCGCCTCTCGAGTCTAGTGCACGCCCGATCGGGATGGTGCTTTCAATATACTCGGCAAACGTATATGAGGGTTCGTCCGCCGATATACTGGTGGGCCGTCGGAAATTGTGGATTGAGACGAAATATTTGATCAGAATCGATCCAGATTCCGATATCTCTGTTATTTCTTAAAATTATCCGACCACTGCCGAAAACTGCTCTCTGGGGCATGCCGCCAGACAACTAGTCGGTAGCAGCTAAGGTGTTTCCATACCTAGACTGCCTTTATCCCTTAGAGAGTCAGCCAGGGCCTCAGGAGATGATCTGCTAGCAATCTCAGGGATTTGCTATCATAATAGCTATAATCGATGGATATCCGCTGCAATTGCTGCCCTAGATTGGTATACATTTCCTCAGTAAGGCAATATTTATTCGTGACGGTTATAGTTCTGTTTACGTACGGTTGAGTTTTTCAACAAATGTAACAAGGAGAACAATCATGGAAAAAGTTGAAACAACAAGTAACATATTTAACCAGCTCGGAGATATACTCATGGGAGTACTCGGGTTTTGTTGGGTTATATTGAAAGCTGCAGGAGTCTTTTGTCTTGAAGTCGGTGACGCTGGATGGAAACTTATTGACACTATGGCTGGAGGAAATCCAATAGCTGCTGGAGCAATATGTGTAATGCTTGCTGGTGCTGCTATAGCCCTAGGGCTTAAAACTAGAATGATCCAAGGAGCATATCATATGGTCATGGGTCTTCTTAAGAAAGTTCCTTTTTTAGAAGCCACGGTCATGCGCACTATGCAGGTCGTTACTAAGTCTAAGGATTGGGTCATGGGCATCTATGAAAAAGCCGAAGGGCTACTTCACCCGAATAAAGGAAAAAAGTAAAAGTTATCCTATATTTAATAGGGTAAGTTAACGTTAGGTAGGAAATCATGAAAGTTAGAAAGTCACTATTACGGAAAGTCATTCAAGAAGAATTGGGTACTCTCAATGAGGAATGTCCAACCGGACTTCCATGTCCTATCGCTGCTGCTGCGGAGCTTAAGGATGCTGGGGCTAGCCCAGAGGAAATGTTAGATTGGATTGCCAAGCTAACTCAAGAGCTCTTATCTCCAGTCGATCGAGGCGATGGTCTCGATCCGACTGGGGCACCAGCACAGATCGATGGTGCCCCTGAGCCCCCCGGGCTTGAGTCTTTATTGTCGGCCGGTGAGGAATATTAATGTCGATAAATTTACTCGAGCCGCCCAATAGAACTTCTTCGGTATTCAATCCGCTAGCTGTATGTATAATAAAAGGGGTGTAATAAATGAGCCAATTTAAGATAACATACGAAGCACTACAGCAAATTATTAGAGAAGAACTAATACAAGAAGCTGAAGAATCTGAAAAACAAACCGCCGGCGGTTCTGGAACTGCTAGTAAGGGTGATGTTGTTAATAAGCTTAAAGAGCTGATTGGGCAAGTTGGAGATGTTCCGTCCACCCAGTATGGTGCATTCCTTGCTGTATTGGATGAAGTCTTGGAACTAGCCATGGCAGAAACACTTAAGGCCAAAGCTAAGACGATTATCACCGGCTTGAATAAATTTGACTAATAAGGATCCAGACAAATGAAAAAAATAGATTGCAATGAACTAAGAAGTATTATTCAGGAATCCGTCGTGGGCCCAGAAGATCTTCTAAAAAAGAATAGGCGTACGCCTAAGCTTACCCGCTCACGCCTGCGTCAACTCATTAAGGAAGAGCTTGAAACTTCCGACAGGGGCCCCGGTGGCGCGCAGTTTGGTATTAGCTATAAGCATGTAGAAGCCATGGCAGAGTTTGACCCCAAACATATCGAAAACATTGTTACTGAGTTTGAGAAAACAATGTTAGACTTTCTAGAAAATTCTCCGGATGCGTTTGAAGACCCTAAAACAGGAGAGTATGGCCCATTTTCTGGTAAAGATAGCAAAGCAAAGATGGATAGGGTCAGGGCTGTCTGGGAGGCTCAGGTCAAAAAAGCAACAGACGAACTTAGCAATAGACTTGATGAAGCTGCTTCAGAATTTAAGAAAGACCTGTCTGATATTATTAATCAGGTTGAAGATGGCCTACATAGTGGAAACTACCACCCCGCGTGGGATATTAAGTAAGCATGAGTAATAGTAAGACATATGGATTAAAGGTGGGTGATCTTGTTATGTGGAATAAGATGGCTCCCGGTCGCAGAGATCTACATGCATGTGGGCTTATTACTGAAAATCGTGGAGATGGAAACGTCTCTGTACTAATAGAAAACCAAACGTTTGATGTTTCATGGAACCAGGTCATCCTTGTCATTCCTCCTTCTAATAACATACGTGAGACTGTCTATGAAGCTTAAAGACTCCATACTGCAAGAGATCGTTGCCAAGACAGCTAAACTACTATGTGAGTATGAGCAGTACGTTGACGAAGATGGAAACATATGGGATGATGAAGGTAATGTCACCAGGCGAGGAAAAAGCTTTGGTAGACAATATGGTGGGGGAACATACGGAACTAATGCACCATGGAGAGGTCGATCATCAAAGCCTCGTCGGACGTCGTATGTGGGTGCGTCCGCTAATGCAGATCAGATCAAGGCTGTTGAAGATGCCTTGGCAGCTAAGCCTAATAACTTCCTAACTTCTATTCTTAATCAGCTCAGAGCCGGCCGGGGATTATCAGGAAAGCAAAAGGGAATTGTTAAGAGGATCATCAAAAAACATGATCCTAGTGCCGCGGCTCTGTTTGAGGGTAGTGTTGCATCCGATGAGCAACTATTAAGAGCCTTAATACAAATTAAGCTTCGAAAAACTAGCACCTAACTAGCCTACTCCATACTTATACTCGTGGTCATTGCATCATCGCATGCTTCTACCTACGCGTTCAGTCAGTTCAAGTTTAAGTCTACTAAATGACAAACTTTAAGGTGGGTATAATGAGCGATGATAATGGAAATGGTAAGGTTGCAACGGCAAAGTTAGAGATGAGCCTTGAGGCAACTCGATCCTGGATGCAAGGTTTAGATGATAAGCTAACTAAGACACAATCTGGTATGATTGATCTTTGTACTGATGTTAAGTTGGTATTAGATCGACTTGACACACTGGGGTCAAACGTCAAAAAAAATATAGAAGATGTTGAGCTACTCGAAAAGAAAGTTCTAGCAATTGAAACGAATCTTCGAATAACAGGTATCTATCCTAATGCACATAAGTGGGTAGAGGCTAGCCATGATATGGTACTAATAAAAGAACAAGTTGAACGATGGAAAAAGCTGACTTATCTTCTTACTGCATCAACAGTCGGGATGGCACTTAAGTTCTTTTTTGAAATGGTATCCGGTACCTAAAAAAATATTTCCCTAAGGGATGTACATATAAGATTTTATGCTTATATTAGTCTTGGTAAATTTGTTGGCCATCATGTTGGTGGTTCACATGCTTTGATAATATAGGAGAAAATTAATATGAGCAGCCTTATTCCTTTTAGTCGCTTTGGTCGTCTTCCTCAATCCGGTGGGTTTGAAGACATGATTGATGCATTTTTTAACGAGCCCTTTAGACGGAACCTTTCCGCCTCGCTCACAACCGTTCCACCTGCAAATGTGTGGAGTAATGAAGCCGGATATAGTATCCAACTGGCCGCGCCTGGATATAGCCGTGATGACTTCAAGCTTTCTGCTGAGAGTGGTACCCTAACTATTACACTCTCAAATGATGCAAATACTACAACACCTACTGACAGCACTGTTGTACGTACAGAGTATACATATTCTGAGTTTACTCGATCTTGGTCACTCCCACAGGGCGTGAACATTAGTCAGATCAGTGCACGTTATGATGCCGGGATCCTGACTATCGACGTACCCGTCGAAGGCAAAAGCGCCTCAAGCGTAGTGATTGACGTTCAGTAGCCACACTTTTTTAATAGCTAAGTAACAAATCACGGAGAGGGTTCGGCATTAATTTGTCGGACCTTCTTTTTTTTATGTTGACAATCCTATTTATAAATTGAGTTGCGTTTTGTTCCGTTAAGTTGTGTGTGCATACTAAAAACAACAATTTCGGAGAAATAAAATGTGCGAAAAATTTAGAATATGGATTAGTAAACGAAGGCCATGGATGTTTGAAAACCATTGGCTACCCGGGTTTTTATCTCACTTTGCACCCATTAATATATGGGCCATTAGTGCAGGACCTTTTGTATTTTGCAAGGGTGAAATGTCCGAGTCAACAAAGCAACATGAAACAATTCATTACCACCAACAATTAGAGTTATTATTTCTAGGGCAGTGGATCCTATATGGTGCATTCTGGTTACAAGGACTATGGGAATATAGAAAATATGCAAACAGAGGTGCAAAAGCATATCGTGAAAACCCATTTGAACGAGAAGCATATGACAAAGAAAAAGAAGAAGATTACCTTAGTCATAGAAGCCTTTATAGCTGGACAAAATACCAATATTAATACTCTCTTTCGAAATAAAGGGTAGTTATTTGCTCTGATGTATACTTAAACATGCTACCGATGATTTGTCGGGCGTTCATGTTAAGTTGAGTTATATTTCAGGCGAGTTAGGTTTAAGAATGGTTACTTTTTTAGTTAGAGTATCGTTATGTGTCGTGCATCTTATGATTATGGGATTAGTGCTTGTGGGTTGTAGTACACACAATCGTAGCTTAGTGAAGCAACAAAACTTGCCACCAGTCGTGGGCCAAGTGGATATTAAAGATGTCTCAGAGACATCTGAAGATGTTAATGCTAAACAGTTTGAGCATATACCTTTTATAAAATCAAATGATGCTGAGACCAGCCCTCGTTACGTGCATAAGTTGCTAGTTCGTTTAGGGGATGGTCAATTTCGTATTATCATATTAGAGGATAACGAAGCTGCTGGTTCATTAACAACTGATTTTTTACAACACTAAACATTTATAATAAACAATTCGCGAACTCCCATGATAGTTATCTACATGGGAGTTTGTTGTGTTTGGATGGTTCAAAAAACGTCAGGAAAAAAAACGTATCGACAAAGCCGAGTGGAAGCGTGCAATCTATCGGCATGCCCAAACACGCTTACTTCAAGTAAAAAGAATCATGGATGCTGAGGGCGATATCGCCGGATCCAGAAAAATACAAGGTGCTTTATTGACAACAATTATTGCATGTAATAGAAACGTAAAGGGAGTAAGAGATGAAGACTGAAATACTTCTACGTAAACTTATTAGGGAAGAGATAGGTCGGAACTACCATACAATTGATACTGATCCTTATTCATATGAAGACTATCCTGGCATCAATATAGAGGTATATCCATCTAATAGGGGCCAATCTTTTGAAGCCCAGGTTACATGTGACTTTGACGATTCTCTTTCAACACCAAAACGTGCATTTAGTACTCAAGAAGATGCTGAGAATTTTATTCGGCAACACGTTGAAAAAATAAACAGGAACAGATTGGGCCGGAACATTGAGGTCTGACCTGGTATAATTTATTTATGGCCAAGAAGAAGCCTAAAATTACCAGAAAGCCCTTAGGCCCGCAAGAATACAAAGAATGGAAAGTGGGTCAAAAAGTATATTGTATTCGTCATCCGGATGATAAATTTGGATACGGTCGAATAACGATGATCCACTTAGAAGACACTAGCGGAGATCCTTGTTTTACTTTTATGTGTGAAGTATGTGGCCAGTACCGGCTAGCACTATTTGATAAGATTATTGAAAAGCCAACAAAGGCACAGGTTAACAAGGCAAAAAGGGGTACCGGTTAGATAGCACCCACAATCTTTTGAACATCCTCTAGCCTAACACCTATACCCATATGGTTAAATCCCCTATGTGACATAACAATGATGCTAATAATCTCACCGTTGTATAGCACTGGGGATCCAGAACTGCCGCCGGCAACCGGGACAGTATAGATACTATAGTTTTGACTATTGTGACTATCAACACCAGCATAGGAACCACTAAATCGTAATGTCATTCCTGGTGCCCATATCCCTAGAGGGGCTGCCATATTTTGAACTGTGGTACCGGGTGGTGGTTCATTTTGTGCAATAGGCACGGCAAGGCCCCATATACCTGATGTCTCTACAATGCATGTATCAGCAATGACATTAAAAGCTGCCACTGTCGAATTATGCTCACCACCTGCATAATCATGTATAATAACCTGAGGTGTATATTCTACTGTTAATGTATGGGTGGGAAATTCCATAACAATTTCAGTACTATTACCTGATCCCCCCGGGGAATTTGAGTCTAAACAAACATGTGCAGCTGTTAAAATATATGTTGAGCTTTCTTTATGCCTTACAATTGTTCCAGATCCAATGGATTGTGGCAAAACAAACGGCAGCATTCCCCCCATTGACCGGAGCATATTACATTCTGCTTCACCTATAAGATCCTTATCTTTTGCCACACAATCTAAAAGCTTTAGATTGCCAGTCTGTTCTACTAATACAAATGATTCAACCGGGATAACTCCAGGACCTGTTTTAGTAAATAATAAAGATGATCCGGCCGGGATATTACCGGTGATGATGCTGATGTTAAGTAGTGCAATTAGTAGTGCGTTAAGTATTAATACGGCATACAACGATGAGGTTATCGTGTCGACTAGTTTGGCGTATTTAGACTTTTTCTCCATGCACTAGCTCATTTTTCTTAGACCATTTGATTAAACTGTCTATTACTAATTATAGGCTCGCGGGTCGCCCGCAATAAAGATATTAGAAATGTACATGTTAAGCCAACACAAGTATTATTCATTTGGAGTTTAGCTATTAAGGATATTCATGACCTCTGAAGCAAAAAAGATCGTTCTTTTTGATATGGATGGGACATTGACCCCTCCTAGAAAACCAATGGAGGAAAAAATCATTCCAGTTTTGGCGTCATTGACAAAACATGCGCGCATAGGAATTGTAACAGGTAGTGGGTTTGACTATATTAATGAACAATGCTCAGAACTATGGAATTCACCACTAATCGATCCTACTATGTTGACCCTTTTGCCATGTAACGGTACACAACGGTATGAGTGGAATGCTAAAGATAAAAGCTGGGATCACATGTTCACTATCAGTATGAAAGAAGAGCTCGGCCTTTTGTCTTATAAGAAACTAACCAGGTCAATCTTAGAGCTTCAATCAAAGATCGCAAACACAAATCTAGACCTTCCATTGTCAGGTACATTTCTACAATACCGAGGCAGCTTATTGAATTGGTGTATGATGGGTCGCGACTTTACAGATGACGAAAGAAATATATTCATTGCCATGGATGAGGGTAGCAGACTTAGAAAAGATCTACTACAACGGCTGCGGCGGTCACTGGGCCGCAAAAAGGTACGAGAGATAACTGCAGTCTTAGGTGGCCAATGCTCGATTGATATTTACCCGACCGGGTGGGACAAAACTTATGCACTTAAGCATTTTAGTGATTATCAAAAAATCTGGTTTTTGGGTGATAGGTGTCAAGCCGGCGGAAATGATCAGTTAATTTATGAAACGCTAAGGCCACTTGGCACATCCTTTGAAGTAGGAGGACCTGATGATACTATTCAGGTCATTCAAGAATTTGTTATTCCATCTATTACTGGAGATAAAAATGGACATTGAGCAAGAGCGTAGGTTATTGAGATCTGTTGGTGGAGGTTATGCTAGTAGAAGAAATACCGGTAACCTATTACCAGAAGAAACAACCATTGCCGGACAATTGGTTGCGCAACAACTTCTTAAGACAACAACATGTAGAGGCAGTGAATGGCTCGAACTAACTAACGATGGCCAAGCAAGACTATATTTCTTAAATGGTCTTGAACTTGGGGTGTAGCATAATTGGCAGTGCACTCGGCTGTTAACCGAGCGGTTGGTGGTTCGAGTCCACCCGCCCCAGGGGCTTATAAAGGAAAAATGATGAATCAATTTGATGGAGAGTTTGAAATCATGGACACAGTTCCAGATCAAGAAATAAAATATAGTACAATTGTTATCGATCCACCGTGGATGGAACGAGGCGGGGGTAAGATCAAACGAGGTGCCGATAAGCATTATGAGTTGTTAGATACCCCGGGGATTGTGCGCACAGTCATTCAATCCCCTATTTGGGATAATGTGGATGAACATGCACATATGTACCTATGGGTCACTAACAGTTTTCTGCCCCATGGGCTCGAGGTAATGAAAGCTCTAGGTTTCCGTTATATCACTAACGTTGCGTGGGTCAAAAACCAGATTGGATTGGGTCAATATTTCCGAGGCAAACATGAGTTATGCCTATTTGGTACCCGCGGCAGAGGGGTGTTGCCCCGTACAGATGACCGGTCTATCCCATCAATAATTGAAGCGAAGAAGACTGGACACAGTCGAAAGCCGGATGCATTTTATAGAATGGTAGAAAAGCGAAGCCACGGCCCCTACGTTGATATGTTTTCACGTCAACGAAGAGATGGTTGGGCTGTTTGGGGAAATGATGTCGAGGATGAAGAGTAGAATAGGATTTACATGTGGCGCTTTTGATCTGTTACATGCAGGACATGCTCTTATGCTCGAAGAGGCCAAGTCTAGATGCAATTATCTAATTGTGGGGGTACAATCGGATCCAAGCATTGATCGGCCGGCGAAAAATAAACCTATTCAAACTTATGAAGAGCGGATCATAATGGTCAAAGCAATAAAGTTTGTTGATGAAGTTGTATCATATGACACAGAAGATGATCTTATTAAGTTATTGCAAGACTTAAATCCCGATGTTCGAATTCTTGGTGCTGATTGGGAGGGTAAGAACTTTACCGGACATAATCTTCCAATTGAGTGTTACTTCAATTCGAGGAACCATAACTGGTCAACATCTGATCTTCGAAAAAGAGTTTATGATGTCGAAAAATATTTTGGTACTGGATACGTTCCTAGCTCGATAACTTGAAAAACACCATACCCTGGTGTATAATATATCAAGGATGTGTGATATGCAATTTGACGTGAAGTCCATCTTTCCATACGGGGAGATTAGAGATGCCCAAAGTGAAGCTATTGATTTTGCTTTGGATGCATTTATAAATCAACAAAAGAAATTTGTTATCATCGAGGCCGGTACCGGTGTAGGGAAAAGTGCAATTGGTGTAACTTTATCAAGGTACATGGATGCATTGCCCACGCAGACGCCGGCTGGTGAGGAAGAACCATATAAACCAGGTGGTTATTTCTTAACAACTCAAAAGATCCTCCAGGAGCAATATGTCAAGGACTTTGCTAAACCAGCTGGAAAGATGTGCTCTATTAAATCATCGTCTAACTACACATGTTCCTTTAGTGGAAAGACTAATTGTGGTGAAGGACAAAGACTTCTAAAGGTTACTGAAAAGGGGACTCCTCAATGGAGGCACTGTGTTTTCAATTGTACATACAAAAATGCCAAAGATGATTTCCTAGCATCACCCGAAAGTATTACTAATTTCTCATATTTCTTGGCTGAGACAACATATGCTGGAAAGCTTAAGCCAAGAAACATGCTGGTGGTCGACGAGGCCCATAATGTAGAAACAGAACTCAGTAAGTTTATTGAGGTTGCAGTTACCGAACGGTTTGCAAAGTCAATGAAACTACAGATGCCTCATATTTCAACTCAACTACAGGCCATTGACTGGATTCGAAATGTATACGCACCTAAGATACGTGCGCACGTGAAACACGTCGAGAAAATGCTTGACAAATACACAGGCCTTAGAGAAAAACTCCAGGAATTTGCCAAGCTGGCAAAGCAGTATGATCTTTTAGATAAGCATGCATGCAAGATCCAGCGATTCTTAGACGTATATGACAGTGATAATTGGGTCTTTAACATGACCCCGGCCGATGGTAGATCTGGGCGGCGACTTGAATTCAAGCCTATTGACGTTGCACCATTTGCAGATGATATGGTTTTTAAGCAAGGAAAACATGTTGTCATGATGTCAGCCACCATTTTAGATAGAGACGCATTTTGTACTTTACTTGGGATCCCACGAGAACAAGTTGCATTTATCTCCATTCCGTCTCCCTTCCCAATAGAGCATCGACCAATTATGACTTTCCCTATTGGTAAGATGAGCGCAAAAGCAATTGATGATACTTTGCCCAAGCTAGCAGAAGCTGTTAAGACAATTATGGAACAACATAAAGATGAAAAGGGGATCATCCATTGTCACACATATAAGATTGCCAATTATCTTAAGAGGCATGTAAGAAGTAAGAGATTGTTAATTCATAATAGCGAAAATAGAGAAGCTATGTTGAATAGGCATATTAAGTCGACAACTCCAACAATATTACTTTCTCCGTCCATGACAGAAGGTATTGATCTTTATGATGAGCTTGGCAGGTTTCAGGTAATTTGTAAAGTTCCATATCCTTATCTTGGTGACAAGCTTGTGAAGAAGCGAATGCATAAATGGAGATGGTGGTACCCATTACAGACAGCAAAATCAATTGTGCAAGCAGTAGGGCGGAGCGTGAGAAGCATGGATGATCATGCAGTAACATACATTTTGGATAGTGATTGGGATTTCTTTTATAATAAGAATAAGATATTCTTTCCAAAAGGATTTTCAGATTGCTTAAAGTAGGTAACAATGCCAGGTAAAGTTATAAGTGATGTCTGGAAGCTCATGGATGACCTACAAGGGACGCATGGCAGAGACATATATGTAACCTCCGGTGGTTTTGACCCAATGCATGTAGGACACCTCAGGTGTATACAGGGAACCGTAGGGCTAGCCAATAATCCGGATGAATATCCCTCGAAGCATACGGGGATTGTTGTGGTCATTGTCAATGGAGATGGATTTTTAGAACGAAAAAAGGGTTATGCCTTCATGCCTCATGAGGAGCGCATGGAAATAATTGCTGGAATTGAGGGTGTTGATTACGTTGTGGGATGGGATGATGGAGGTCAGACGGTTACTGGTGCCATCGACATCATTCGCCCCAACTATTTCACCAAGGGAGGAGACAGGGTCAACGCAGACACAGTTCCAGAATTTAGACTTTGTGCCGATATCGGTTGTAAGGTCATATTTAATGTTGGAGGCGGGAAAGTCCAGTCTAGCAGTGAGCTAGTCGATTTTGCTTCTCGACATACTACGGATTATGGTACTTAAATTACATGTATTTGATTTTGATGATACTCTAGTTTCTTCTAACGCAATGGTCAGAGTAATACACGATGACGGCACAATAGAAGAACTGCCCAGCCACGAGTTTGCAACGTACGTCCCTCTTCCAGGTGATGACTTTGATTTTAATGACTTTGAGATATACCCGCCGGATGGCAAAATTCTATCCAATATGTTCAATAAAATGCTAGCTGCAATTCAACAATATGGGCAAGAGCATGTGGTAGTCTTATCTGCTCGAGGCAATGATGCTGTGATGCGCGATTTCCTTCAAGATAATGGACTAACGTATGATATTGAGATAGTCGGGGTAGGATCATCTGACCCCCAGGCTAAAGGGCGGTTTGTTAGAAACAAAGTAGCAAATGGTGGATACACTGAGGTTCATGTTTTTGATGATTCCAAAGCTAACGTGCAGGCCATTGGTGCAGCAGTGAAGAAAATGGATGGTGTCGAGTATTTTGGTACATTGGTCGAAACAAAGCAAGGATCAATGCTAAGAAAAACAATCCGTGGAATCATTAAGGAAATATTTTGTTGATCCTGGATATTTACTAATATCAAGGAGAATCTGATGTCACCAGAGCTTCACATACTTAGAGAATATATCCAAGAAGTTTGTGGTGGTGACGATGCAGATAAGATCTTAGACACAGCCGAGACGGCCCACCGGGGACAAACAAGGCGATCCGGTGAACCATACATAGATCATCCTGTTGCAGTAGCAAATATCATAAAGCAATATTATCCTGGGGAAAGATTGCTATGTACAGCCGCCCTATTACATGATGCGCTGGAAGATGCTATTGATAATGGCAACTATAAAGATGAAGAGGAATTAGTGGGCGCCATCCAGGGATCTTACACAAATTCCAGTGAGGGGCAAGAAGTGCTTAGCATTGTTTATGCCTTGACACATGGTGAAAGTACACCTTACCTAGAATATGTTTTAGCTTTAGCCAGTAATCCTGGAGCACTTAAGGTTAAGCTAGCAGATATGCTTCACAACCTCAGCTCAAACCCCTCACCCAAACAAATTACAAAATATGGTGGGGCAATCATGGCATTACAAGATGCATTTGGATCCCCCCCTGAGGGAATTAGCCATGATCATTGGGCTGCATTAAAAGAACTAATCAATGAAGATCAAGTTACTTAGGGAAATAATTCAAATGATTTTGACCGATCAAGGAAACAAGGTGGTACCTGGCGCAGGGATAATCATTGTGCGTAAATTTGATAACGGGTGGAAAGTTCTTGGCTTAAAAAAAGATGGAGTATATGATATCCCTAAAGGTGGGATCGATCCTGGGGAATCAACACTACATACAGCACTTCGAGAAACAAAAGAAGAAGCCGGAATTCAAAACCCTAAGTTTACCTGGGGACTCAAGACAAATGTCAACTCTGAACTAACGACGTATCTTGCAGAGACGAATGAGGATCCTTTTATTTCTCCCAATCCAGAAACAGGAATATTAGAACATGATTCCGCACACTGGTTGGAGTGGAATGAGCTATACAATAATACATTAGACTTTGTCCAGCCGGCAGTTAGCTGGGCAAAAGGAATTGTAGAAAGAACAAAATAGTTCACGTTCGACCAATTGCTGGGTACTTTTATATTTAGATAATGATACTGGATTTACAGTACTCTGCTTAATGAGAATAGTTATAAACATGTCTGTTTTCAAAGAACATAGAACGTCCGCCGACCGATCAGCTTCTGATCGGGGTCGACATAAGCATAAAATTGAGGAAGCGATTCGTGAGGGGATATATCACGTCATTGCTGATGAGTCTATAATTGGGAAAGACGGAACAAAAAAGGTTAGGATACCTGTTCGGGGAATTAAAGAATACCAATTTGTATACGGTGATAATGAGCAGAGTAAAAAAGTAGGAAGCGCAACTGGCAAAAATATTAAGCGTGGTCAGCAGGTTGGTCCATCCCCCCAGAAAAAAGATAAAGGTGAGGGTAACCAGCCAGGAAACGAAAAGGGTGTTGAATACTATGAGGTAGAGATTACCCTAGAAGAACTAGCATATTATCTATTTGAAAGCCTGGAATTGCCAGAGCTTGAAAAAAAGCAAATGAAAAAAATCATGTCTGAAAAAATGAAGAGGCATGGTTATCGTGAGTTTGGAATCCGGCCGCGGCTGGACAAAAAGAAAACACTTAAAAAGAAGCTACGTAGAAAGGCAGCTGCCAAAAGAGCCGGAACGTTTGCAGACGGTGAAGATGATCGGTTCCCTTTTCATACTGATGATCTAAAATATAAGCATATAAAAAATACAATCCAGGAAACTAGCAATGCCGTTGTATTTTTTGTAATGGACATATCTGGTTCAATGACAACACAGAAGAAATTTCTTGCAAGAAGCTTCTACTTTCTACTGTACCAATTCTTAAATTACCGATATGAAAATGTTGATCTGGTATTTGTAGCCCATGACACACAGGCATATGAGGTTACAGAAGAACAATTTTTCAAGCGTGGCGCTGGCGGGGGCACCTTGGCCTCTTCTTCAATTGAAATGGTTTTGGATATTATTAATGAAAGATACCCAACAGACGTTTGGAACATATATACATTTCACTGTTCTGATGGGGACAACTGGCCAGAAGATATGGACAACCTTATGTTCTGCTCAGGTAAACTAAAAGAGCTAACCCAGTTATATTGTTATTGTGAGATTGAACCAAATGAAGAGCGCATGCGGTGGCTGATGGATGAAGGTTCAAAAATATCAAATGCATACGTCGGATTGAATGATGATAAGTTTAAGATTGTTAAAATTCAGGAGCCAGGTGATATTTGGCCGGCTTTCCAAGATCTGTTTGGGGGGAAACTGGGGTTATAATGTCTGATTGGAACTTTGATTTATTAGAAGAGTGGGACAAGAAAATACATGACCTTGCATTGAGCTTTGGCCTAGACTGGTATCCTATTATCTACGAGGTTTGCGACTACTATCAGATGATAGGTCATATGTCATATCATGGGTTGCCCAGTCATTATTGCCATTGGTCATTTGGAAAGTCATTTGAAAGAACACACCAGCTTTATCAGGCAGGGATGGAAGGGTTACCTTATGAGCTAATCATTAACTCTGATCCGTCTATCGCATATCTGATGAAAGAAAATCCGGCATATATGCAAATTCTTATTATGTGCCACTGTGTTGGGCACTCTGATTTCTTTAAGAATAATAAGACATTTGAACATACTCGTCCAGAGACGACATGTACCAGGTTTCGAAATGCTAGAAAAAGAATTCAAGGATATATTGAAGATCCAAGTATAGGTGTCGACAAGGTTGAAAGAATCTTAGATGCATCACATGCAATAAAGTACCAGATCGACCGAAACTTGAAAAAACGACCATCCCATAAAGATCTAAAAGAAGAATATACTCGCCGGGTTAAAGAGGATGATCGGTATGAAAATTTTGATATTGAAAAAATCCCTTTAGAGCCAGACTATAATATACTTGGATTTATTATTGAGCACTCTAAAAGCCTCAAGGACTGGGAGAGGGACATTGTTGAAATCGTGCATAATGAATCTTTGTATTTTCTGCCACAGATTAAATCAAAGATTATGAATGAGGGATGGGCATCATTCTGGCACTATAGATTAATGCACGAGTTGGACCTTCCACAAGAATACCATATACCATTCATTAAAAGTCATAACCAGGTCATCAGGCCTCATATAGGGTCTCTAAACCCATACCATGTGGGGTTCTATATGTTCCAGAAGATTGAAGAGAGGTTTGGGCTTGATCAATGTTTCCTTGCGAGGGAAATAGGTCATGACGAGTCGTTTCTACGGGAATACTTAACAGAAGAGGATTGCAGAGAGCTTAATTTGTTTTCATATTCAAAGAAGAAAAGAGAAATTTCTACAATTGATGAAATATCCGATGGCGAGGGGTGGAAAAAAATCAAGAATGACCTTATCAAAAATGTAGGTGCTGGTACAATTCCCAAGATATATGTAGAATCTATAGAGGATGGAAACGTGTTAATACTGCAACATGAACATGATGGAAGAGATCTTGAACTAAATTATGCTGATGAGGTTGTAAAACACGTTGGCACTTTGTGGGGAGACGTCGTAAAACTTCTTACTGTAGTAGAGGAAGAACCGTGGGAAATTTGATGACAACGATATTTATTAGTACCCAATGTAGGGAGATTTGCAATGACAAGTAAGAAAAAATTCTTAGACTTGATCCAAAAGCAGCGTACAAAGCCAAAACCAGAAAAGTTTCAAGGTACTTTTCTAGAATATCTTGATATTGTTAGTAAGGATCCAGATGTTACTAAGTTAGCACATAAGAGATTATATGATACAATTCTTGATAGTGGCACAGGCCAAATGTCAGATAGCGAAAGAAATCATAAGTTGTTTGATGGTGAGAAGATCACAGTATATGATTATTTTGATGATGAGTTCTTTGGTGTAGAAAGAATAATTGCAAAGATCATGAGGTTTTTGAAATCTGCATCCCTTAGGGGCGAAGAGAGTCGACAGATCCTATTACTAATGGGCCCTGTTGGCGCAGGAAAATCCGCACTTACAGAACATATTAAAAAGGCCCTGGAGGGTAAAACATATTACTGTCTTGATGGTGACCCTCAGGGGGGTGAACCTCTCCACCTTATTCCTCGTTCATTAAGAAAAGAATTCGAAAAAATTCTAGGTACAAAAATTGAGGGTGACCTTAGTCCTGTGGCTAGACATAGATTGCTTGAAGAGTATGAGGGAACATATGAAAATTTTCCTGTCATTGAGAAAACGTTTTCGCAGCGGGCCCGTCGAGGAGTAGCATCTGTTCCACCAATGGATGCCAATAGCCAGGACGTCTCAGTACTAATCGGGTCTGAAGATATTTCTAAATTAGATCTTTATCCGGAAGATGACCCTAGGGTATTATCATTGAATGGTGCATTTAACGTTGGTAACCGCGGTATCGTGGAACTAATTGAGGTTTTCAAAAATGAAATTGAATTCCTTCACACAGTTATTACAGCAACACAGGAAAAGCGGATTCCGTCCCCTGGTAAAAATGCAATGATTTACTTTGATGGTGTTATTATTGCCCACTGTAATGAGGCTGAGTGGAATAGGTTTCGAGCAGAACATACTAACGAGGCAATCCTTGATCGTGTCGTGAAGATCAATGTTCCTTACGTCCTTGAGCTCAATAAAGAAATGATGATCTATGAAAAGATACTATCTCGGTCAGACTTTGACGCACATATCGCGCCGCATACGATAAAGATAGCATCAATGTTTTCAGTCATGTCCCGTCTTAAGGCATCACAAAAATGTGATCTTCTTACAAAGATGAAAATCTATAATGGTGAAGATGTAATTGAAAAGGGCCGAGTTAAGAAAATTGATATCCAAGACCTTCGTGAGGAATCAAATAAAGAAGGTATGGAAGGAATATCCACCAGATTTATTATGAAGTCAATTGATAATGCATTATCTGATGCTGGTGAAAAGAATATGATAACGCCTGTCTCAGTTATGAAAACTCTAACGAAACAAACAAAAGAACAGATTATTAAAGAAGATGAACGGGAACAGTATCTGGAAATTATGCAAGGTGTCCGGGAAGAATACCTTAAGATTCTTGAGACAGAAATTGCAAAAGCTTTTGTTACTGCTTATGAAGAGCAAGCACAGGCATTATTTGATACATACCTCGACAATGCAGAAGCATTTACAACTAGACAAAAACTAAAAGATCGAATCACCTCTGAAGAACGTGAGCCTGATGAAGAGTTTATGAGATCTATTGAAGAACAAATTGGCATCATCGGTTCTAGTAGGGATGGATTCCGAAGTGACGTTACTGCTTATATGTTTGCTAAGATGCGGCGGAAAGAAACTGTCGACTTTAGAAGTTATGAGCCGCTCAAGGAAGCTATTGAGAGTTACTTGATCTCTAGTGTCAAGGACATGGCCAGAATCGTAACAAAATCACAGGTTCGAGATGATGATCAGCAGGAAAAATATTCTGATATGGTTCAGGTCATGATCGATGAGTATGGATATACAGCTACCTCTGCAGAAGAAGTACTTCGGTATGCATCCAATAATCTATGGCGTGATGGATAATTCATAAACTATACTTTTCTTTGTACAGCGTTATTATAGTTGTATAAAGGATGAGGTATATTATGAAAACCCCAGGAACAAGTGATTGGTTAATCATTGGCTCAATTGTCATGTGGTGTGTAGGTGTGGTGTGGTATATACCCACCGTCTATGCATGCTGTGGACTAATTGGTAAGACAATGGAAAAAGCATTAGAGATGCAGCGACATAAGGATACTGTCGAAGCAATGGAAAAGTTTGCAGAAAAATTTACTAGTCGGCCGAGTGGAGGTGCAGATATGAGTGATGCACTAAAGAGCGTGCAGAATCTAGTTAATTTGTTCGACACCGGCAAAGATCCTAGAACACCAAACTAATCTATGCTAGCCAGTAATGCAAAACCTGCATACATAACGCTAATAGAAAATTCTGATGCTGGCGTTTCTGTCAATGCATTTCTAAAAAAGCTAGATGCATGCGTCGATAATATGCTATCTAGAAAGCTAGGCATGGGCTCAGCCGGTGGGTATCATCATGCATGTGAAGCCGACCTGGCCACGATTATATCAGAAATTGATATTGACAACCAGATTGAACTAACTGTAAGAAATATTTTATTGAATGCAGTTATCAATGCAGAGAAACTGGCAGCTGGTTCTGGAATTATTGCTGTCATAGCATTTTTGGAACTTCGCAAAAGGCCAGAAAGCCAGACAGATCCAAATGCTCTGGTTGGACATACTCATGTTACCGATTTGAAAACTACAAAAGATATTCTAAAAAGAATATTTGGGGTTGACAATAAGCTATATCATATGATCCTTAAGGCATGTGATATAGCTGGTCATAATGGTAGTATATACATTAATAATATTCCCAAAGATACATCATATATTGAGCTAACATCCGGTTACCGATTTTCTTGTCACATGGATAAAAGCTTCGAGGCAGCTGCCAAAATAACTAAGTGGAATAGATCACATGTTCGAGCATTTATAATTGATGGTATTATAGAGACGGTGGGGGAAATAAATCATATCTTAGAATATATGTCTGAGTCCAAGGAAGCCGGAATTATATTTGCAAGAGGGTATTCAGAAGAAGTTATAGCCACATTAGCAGTTAATGCTAAAAGAAAGACCCTTGATATAGTACCAGTAATTGTCCCCTTTGATCTACAGGGGATGAATATGTTAAAAGATATTGCAGTTGTGTGTGGATCCGATGTAGTTTCATCTCTTAAAGGTGAGCTAATTTCTTCTATAGAAATTGATACAATCCCTGTTATAGATTTTGTATTAGCTGATATGGCTCATATTATTATTGAGCACCCGCCAACCCAACGCTCGGCCAGGGTACACTTAAAAAATCTTAAAACACGTATAGAAAAAGAGAATAGTGAAGATAAGATTAAGCTGTTAAATGATAGGGTCAAAGCGTTGGCTTCAAATTGTGTAGAAGTATCTTTTGGAACAGAATATTCTAAGAATATACAGCTGGCCGTCAGTCGCTTTGAGGCGGGAATTCGAATGACGGCAGAAATAGCTAGGTCTGGTATCATTGAACTACAGGGCAAAAAGCTAGATCAACAACATGTTGCATCACATGTATTTCAAAAACTAATTGACTCGAATTATTCCTACGTTTCCGCCATGGCTATGCTTCATGGGATCCAGGCTGGATGTAATGCAAAACAGTTTATTGATACAATAGGCGCATTCATTCTACAGGATCACTAGAACGTTTTTTGTTTACTAGTACCCCTTCCATGATATGGTTTGATAACCGTGGAGGTATATTATGGATACAAAAACTGAAGCAGCTGTAATGCAATGTTTCTTCGCAATCAAAGATATGGTAACGTCTTCAGTCGGAGAGACACTAGTCGGATCAAATAATTTAAGTGATGAAGATGTGAGATACATACTTCAGACATTATCACAATCTTTAGATACTGCTATTGATAGAACATCTGGTACAGTTCATAGTCTTCTTAACAAATAGAGGGTCAAATGATAGGCACAAAACATATTGTTGAGTGTCACTGTGTATTGCCACAATACCGGTCACGCAAGGAACCGGTATATCATAAGTTTATGGTATTTTCAATTATTGATGATAGCGACACAGTAATACCGAAATATGCACAATGTAATAATTGTGGTGTTGTACATAAGATATATGATATTTGCAAGTCAGAAATTCTTGCAGGAAAAGATGAAATTCGTACTCTTTGTACGATTGATGATATATCGTTAACAATACCAGAGGATATTAGGGGTGTCCTAGAATCATATCAGGTAGACTTACCAATATGGGAACAGGTGCAATTTATTTTAAGAAATAAGAAATGGGGAGAACAGATTTTGCTAAGTAAAGAAGATCTTAATGATGAAATACAGGGAAAGATGTTAGTCATTGATGGTCTTGAACAGGGGCAGATTCGGATTGAACCATTTATTCAAAAAGCATGGATAGGTTAGTATGGATAAAGCAACAAAGTATGGAAAACTAGAGAAGGAGACGGCTGTTGAAGACCGAATAAAGGCCAGGGATATCGTACAAGAGGTCCTTAATTTTGGTGTGTCACAGCAACAAATCCTTTATATTGCATACTTATTAGCACTTGAACTAGAGGATAGAGATGCTATGTTAACAATTTCAAGTTCTATCAAGCAATTGTTGGAACGTGTTGGCGACGACGAAGAAGAAGAGACTAAGGATACTACCCCTTCGGGGATTTTAACAACATGAGAGGTAAAAATGAGTAACTCAGTATTAGATAAGTGGAATGAAATCAAGGTACTTGTAGAAAGTATAGAGCTTGATGTTCATAAAAACGCCGGTGGCAATGCGTCTGCTGGTGTTCGAGCTCGGCGAGGCCTTCGTCTTTTAAAGACAGAAGTTGCCGGGCTAATTAAACAAACGATTCAGGTAGAAAAAGCAAAGAAGGGTTGATATTATATTCTAAGTGTGTAATTCCATGGGGGCGAAACGGTCTCGACGGGGTGGCAAAGGGTGAAAGTGCAAGTAACCAACGGTAACACATGGTTTGATAGTGTTGCAAACTATAATTGCTAACGATAACGTTGCATACGAATACGCACTAGCTGCGTAAACGCGGGGTTGCTGATAGACCTTGTTACCCAACATCAGATAAGCGGCTTGGCTCCGCCGAAATAAACTAGGTCAAAAATGGTTACCCTATTTGTAATAGGTGGGTTCTGATGCTTAATAGGAATGGTGGTTTTTTGAGATACTTTGTCAGTTTAGAGAAACTGTCTAAACTTGTGAACGACTTAAATTTGGACCTATTTCGGACGCGGGTTCGACTCCCGCCGCCTCCACCATTGGTTGGGTAATATGGGTAGCAGCATAAAGGGAATGCTTCCTAAAATAAAAAGGGCAGCATCTTCCCACCATGAACCAAGAAAAGGAAATACAGGGCAAAAAAATATAGTTGAACCTACATATATAGAGGAATCCGTTAATCCGGATCATGAAACGATAGAGGAAAAAATTATGAGTACTATTGATAATAAAGATAATGAGCCTGCAGATGATACATACATCAACCCTGCAGAAGATAGTTGGGACTTTATCGGAGGAATGGACGATGATGTTGCAGCCGATGAGCGTCTTTTACCGGACAACAAAGCACCATCTGCATTAAATTGTGGGTTCATAGGTGTTGGTGGAGGCGGAGGAAAGTTAGCTAAAGCTTTTCTTGATCTTGGGTTCACTAAAACTGTTGTTGTTAATACCACGGAGAAAGATCTTCCTGGTGGGATTGATAAGGAACATGTCGTTATTATCCCCGGAGCAGATGGCGTTGGTAAGGATGTAAGTCTTGGAAAAAAGCTGCTTAAAGAAAACAGTACGCTTGTCGAAGATGCATGCCGATCCAGGCTGGGATCTGTTGAGTGGCTATTTGTACTAGCCGGCGGAGGTGGTGGTACCGGATCTGCATGTGCTGCACTAAATGATTCTCTATCCAGATACCTTAAGTCTGTAGAGTCAAAGGGCAGGGTTGTGTATATCATTACAAAACCTACAGCACAGGAATTACTTAATCCTACAATTGCAACAAATTATGCAGAAATATCAAAAGACTTAAAGGATACACCTCATATTGTAATTGATAATGAACGCCAATTACAATTGTTACGAGGCAAGGTTGGTATGTTGAACATGTTCCCAGCTGCAAACTCAACATTTGCAAAACTCTTCCACCAGGTACTACGCCTCGCAAGTGAAAGTTCTTCTATCTCAGCATTTGATTCGAATGATTTAGAGAGATGTTTGAGTACAGCTGGAAGGATATTCCTTGGCAGTACTGTTATAAGGGACACAGGAGGACGAGATTTAGGCGCACAGGTCCTTCAAGGTTGTGTTAAGGGGTCACCATGTGCTGGACCAAAAGGGTCTCCAGAGACCGGTGTGTTACTATTGTTGGTAACGTCTCTCATGGCATCGGATCCGGATATCAGTAAGCGTCTAGAGTCAGCAACGGCATATGTCGGAGGGCGTGCAAATACGCTTTTTTCGGGTGTGTACGTTAAAGATTCAATTCCTGGACTCATTGCACTTACCATGTTCGGTGGTATGAAAGACTAATCTTTTACTTCTGTTAATTCTTGTTTATTCAATAGTTTCTTAAAGATAAGTTTCTCTATCTGGCATATCCTCATACGTGTTACGCCGAAGAGATCCCCTATTTCCTGAAGGGTATGTTCCCCCTCACTTGCTGCAATCATAATACAGTTTTTACAGTCTGGAGCATCATGCCAGTACTTGCATGATCTTTTTTCGCACTGTACTTCATATTTTTTATGTTCCGCATGACAGGTCGTGTCCTGTATTATACTGTCTTTTTCCTTGTTTTTATTCATACTTTCACCTCATAACGTGCCCTCAATTTGAGCGTACTTCAAAGCTCAGACATATTTAACACAAGACAATAATAACGATAATGATTGAATTGGATATGTGCTCTGAACGTAACGGTCTAAAAATTGATGAGTAATCGAAAGATTTTAGTAGTTGATACATCCGTACTATTGTACGATATGACAGCCATTCATTCTTTTCCTGGTAATGATGTGGTTCTTCCACTGACTGTACTTGATGAATTGGATAGGTTTAAAGATAAGCCCGGCTTACTCGGCGAGTCTGCAAGATACATTAATAGGTTTCTAGATGATCTTCGAAAAGATGGAAGGTTAGACAAAGCTGTAGCTGTTCCTAACTCTGACCAGACAGTTCGTGTAGAAATTGAAGCAGACTTAGATGCAAAGGTACCGTCCGGACTAAATGCAAGGTATGCTGATAACAAGATCCTTGCGACAGCCATGTTCCTGGCCCACCAGCATGCCGATAAGGAAGTTAAGGTAATTACTAAGGATATTAACCTCCGGGTTAAGTGCGATGCCTTAGGCCTGGTTGCAGAGGACTATTATAGGGATCATATTGATGTTGATAGTAGCAATATCTACACTGGGCAAACAGAGCTGATTTTACCAACAGACATCGTCGATCGATTTTTTGAAGAAAAATATTTGAATATTGGTACCCTTCAAGAAAAAGGTATTATCGATTGCCAACTTTATCCTAACGAGTTTATTGTTGGAAAGAGTCCAGAAAATGGTTCATTCTTAGGCATAGTTATAGATGATGAAATTCGGCCCTTGATTAAGTCTGAGATAAATCAACACATTGGGGTCGAGCCAAAAAATAAAGAACAAAAATTTGCATTGAACATGCTTAATAATAAAGACATCCCCCTCGTCTCTATTACTGGATTAGCTGGATCTGGAAAAACCTTTATTACGTTGATGGCAGCAATGGGAAATCTGGGAATGGAAAACTATAAAAGAATCATTTTCACCAGATCAATCCAGCCGGTGGGTCGCGACCTTGGGTACTTACCAGGAAGTATGGATGAAAAGATGTCTCCATGGCTAGCCCCAATAATGGATAACTTTAAGCATGCGTTTGGTGATATGTCATACTTTGATATTATGAAAGACAAGGGGCAGATTGACATCGCACCTCTATCATATATCAGGGGCCGGACATTCAATGATGCATTTATCATTGTTGATGAAGCACAGAATACAACCATCCATGAGTTAAAAACAATTATTACCCGAGTAGGTAAGGGCTCAAAGGTTGTATTGCTTGGTGACACAGAACAGGTAGACACTCCTTATATAGATACTCGGTCAAATGGCCTCACAATTGCTGTAGAAAAATTCAAGGGCTCGGAACTATCTGGTCATATTATATTAACTAAAGGCCAAAGATCTGATATCGCAACTCTGGCATCAAAGATTCTGTAGTCTTATCGTTGACTTTATCTTTGCTCCTCAATACTTACTAAGGTATTGGGAGAAATGCTGTGGGCTCAACTAGCTTCAAAAAGAGAGACCTAAACAGGTGGAAAAAAACTTATCCGTTTGTTAAGCGTACACCGAGGTGGGCGTATTTTAGTGATATGGGCTTCCAGATGGAAGTTGGGGTTGTCAATTTTACATTTGATGATGACCCACCAAATAAGACATTTGTGTTCGCATGTCCATACCCTGAGCCACCTGCTTTTCCGCCGGTTGTTACTGCTGTAGCTGTTAATGCAACATATGATGAAACAACTGGCCTGTGGACACAGACGGCTCCTCAACCTAATGTTAACGTTTCAGTCTTTAATACCTGTCATACTCAGACCGAACTACATCTTTCGAATACATTCCACGGCAGTGTAATGTTACATGTAATTTGGATTGAATCACACTGCGGAAGCTAGGAGACTATAGTGCCTTGTGTAGTAAAAACCGGACCAAATAATCTTGGAACAGATATTCCATTATGGACTATTGAAGCCAGATCTTTGCCGGCTAGTAACAAACTATATTTGAAGCACGACTTTACTATAGCATTTCCCAGTGTTCCATTTATCACAGCATCTGGACGAGGCGGGTTAGGTCTTGTCGACATCAGTATAATTAAAGTTACAAAATTTTATGTAGAGATAGCTATTAGTGGACCATCACCAGGATTGACAGTAGAAATGCATGCCATGGCATTAGACCCATCATTTAATTGTCCTTGTCCTACTTGGATAACCGGAATCCCAAGCCCTTGTGATGGAGGGCCAGAACTTGACCCTTGTTGTGAAGAAGGAATTGTTGGTAGCACAGGAGGAACGGCATGGGGTTGGGATACAAATAATTTCCCAGATGGTGCAACGGGGATGTTATGTGCATAATGCAGGAGTTAAAGAATAATGGGTAGCCCAAAAGATTTTCTAGCAAAACAGATTAGAACTACTCAAGTCATGGCCTCTGGCTCATTTGGCAATGAGTACCCAGATCTTCTAATTTATAGAACCTGGCCTCATTATGATGGTGCACTTCCTCCACATATTGAAGCTGGTATTACAGGTACCGCTGGAGAACTAAGTATCGGTAAAGATGTTTGGTTTTATGTTGATGCAGCATCAGGGCCTAATCATCCTATTGGGCAAACCGGTGACAGCGGAACAGTAAGAGAAAATAATTCAGTTGTTCTATTTGCTGGTGATGTGGTGGTGTCTGGTACCCTGTGGGCTGAAAGACAAGTTCTAGAGGTTACCACCATCGCTTCTGATAAGTTTGAGGGCGACATGATCCTGTCTGGCAATTTATTTGCCAAGGATCAGTATTCAGGTTCAGGTGCAACTTTTATAGCACCTGGAGCAAATCAGTGGGTTGACTTTCAAAGTCTAGGTGGAACAAGCTTATTTGTCATTGACTCTGTTAATGAACGAGTAGGTATCCATACCCCTGACCCATTGTTTGACCTTCACATCGTAGATGATAGAGAGGGGAATGCAAGGTTTGCAATCACCCAATATGCTGATGATAGTCCAGGAGACGGGCCTGACATAATGCTTCAAAGATCTAGGGGTGATCTTTCTGCTGGTGCATCTGGTGTCGTCGATGGTGATAGGTTGGGCTCAATATACTTCCAAGGTGCAGCTGGGCCCGCAGGGATATTGGGGAATGATCAGATTGCGGCAGCAGTCTCGGCTGTGGTTCAAGGTAACCCAACAATAGATGATGGTGGTGTACCAGCTGCTATAGGTTGGCGAACTGGTGATGGAACGGAAACAACACTTAAATGGCGCCTGGCAAGTTCTGCCGATGGCCGGATTGGCATCGGCGGCCATAATGCAACGAAAGATGGTGATGCACAACTCCATATTATATGGTCATCAGCCACCGGTGCGGGTGTTACCAGTGCCTTTGACCCGGGCGCGACCAGCATGTTGGTCGGTGATGGGCCGCTAAAGATAGAAGGCCTTGAGCTTGACACCACAGCTACCAAGAACCTTGTTATAAGCGATGATGGTGTGGTCAAATATGGTTATGCAACTATTGGCCCTCCATGTGAGACAACATTATGTGATGGCGATCCTGATAACACTTATGCTGATGGGCTATTCATGGACTGGACGGAGCTAACCCCTCTTGGTTGTGCCATCGATCGAATGAATGAAGTATTAGGGTCTATGGCACCCCAGCCTGCACCATTATGTAATTCACTTGATGAAGTTACAACAACAGTCGGTAATCTAGTTAGTTCTGATTTTAGGCCGGCTACGTTATCTGAGTTAACTCATCCGGAATGGTTAGGGGGTGGGCAAACTGCACATGGTACTGTAAATGCTATTTCTGAATTTGTAGGACCAGTAGGAATGTTTCCTGGACCCATTATACAGAATGGCTATTATTCTGCTAATGCCGCGTCAGCTACGTATCCAGATCCAGAAGATCCTCGAGGTGCTACGTCACCTACTGAGCATGAAAGAGATCATCGGTTGGGTGTATTTTATGGACATGCGACAAACCTGGATGAACGGCCAACATTTAAGTGCATAATGAATTGGAATGATGATCAAGATCCTGCTAGCGGGGCTGCTATCGGTGCCAATTATCCAACAGGCGCTTTCGGGAGGGGTGACCAGGGTACCTTATCACTATGGGTTAATGGCACGATACAAGCGGAGTTGGTACTAGACGGTGCAACGGAGGGCGCAACGTCATCATTAGGGGCAAATGGTGACCTTATATCTGTTGGCACTTTAGAGCCGGCACATTTTGATAATGGCGAAGAGCTTTGTACATATTTTCATAGAGAATCAGGTGAGGTACATATAGGTGGTACGTCAATGAGGCTCGGGTGGAACTGGGCCAGAATACAACATCATGGAACCGATATGGTCGATGAAGGAAATGGTATTTTCACAAACTTCATTACATGGATCCTAGATGATCATGCTAATGAACCACAAATTAATCCCCAATCTACCCCGGCCGTAACAGAGAGTTCATACACATGGTTGTCTGGGGTGAAATACATAAAGACTGGAAATGTTGCGTATTCATACACTATCGATGGTGCATATGAAAACTTTTACTGGCCTACCAATGCTTTGGCAGGAAGTTATGCGGTTCAGTGGCATGATGAATCGCCAAATGGTGCAGCATTAACTCTACCGACACCAAAAGATTTGCCTGCAGCCGGCAGTTACACTGATACTGTTCTAAGTACCGCTATTCAAGATAATGCTGGTACCGCAAACTTATTGGTACCAACATGTAATCTTGTTAATGGCCGTTGGGGAGATGAAATAGACTTGAGAATTACAGTTCAACACCCATTTGATAATGCAGATATCGGGCCCGATGCTGCTTGGGCCACAACTGCTAGTTGGAATAAGTGTTTCAAAGAAGAAATTGACAGTGGGTGGAATGATACATTCCTCATATATGATAGTGAATGGGATCATGGTACAGGGTATGCTGCCGAACCTACATGCGAAAGCACTACTGTAGAACTATTCCGGACTGAATATTGGAGACTCCAGGATAATGATAGTAATGGCTCTGGGACACATATGAATGATTATGATACCCAGAACGACGTAACTTCAGCTGTGGGTACTGGTATTCCTGCCAATGCATGGAATTCTCAGATAGCTTTAAGTCCGGTTACCACCGGTCATAAAGGACTTCTTTGTTGCAAAGGTAGGCTTTCATCTCCGTCAAATACAGATCACGTAGCTGTGACCGATGGAAGGTTTGGCGATGTTAACCACCCAGCTGGAAATATAGATTATGATGGGGAAAATCACACTAATCATGTAAGATGGTTTTATCGAGCATTTCAAAATCCCCCTAGTGGCGGGTTTGAAGCTAGTTTCTTAATAAATATAGAGACCAATGATGGTGATTCTACAGATATAGTTCCTCGTAATGATGAAGGTAGCAACTACCCTGCTGTCAATGCTGTAACAACAGGTGCCGATGTAGATAAAATGCTGGTCGAAATAAAACTACCTGATGGTGGGAATGATACAACAGGGTGGATGGACTGTGCTACACAATTTCAACCCGGGCAATTTAATGATGGTGATGGATGCTTAGGGCCGGCGTATACCTCTCCTGCTAGTTGTACAGATTCACATCGTATATGTAATACTTCACCCGGTGAGATTAGAATTTTTCTTGACACTAGAAAAGTAGCTCCAGGGGAATGGATAGTCGTTCGGTTGTGTACCAGCGAAGGTTGGGTAGGGTCTATCAATAAATTAGAAGTTGACTGGGGTGGGTACTAATATGCATGTGGAGACTAAATAATGGCTAATATGCTAAATGAAACAAGGCTTCAAATTGTATTGAAAAAGCTTGTAGGACGAGCTACAACTGTAGCTAAGTCTGATGAGGGTTACCTTAATGAAAAGTACCCTACAAACATTACAACATCCGCAACAACTAGTTTTGCAGAGGCACTTCCAAACGTTCCACTTCGGCCCGGGCCGACGAATGGTACCGCTGGTATTCAAGGAACCCCTGGTACTATTACTAATAGTGCTGGTGCAGAATGTAATGATGGCGGTCCCGGAATTATGTATACAGATGGAGTTGTAGAATGTGTACAGCTTGATTTTATCCCAATTGATACCAGTGTATACCCAGGCCCGGATGGCTCTAATTTACAGTATCATGCATATAAAGCCAGGTTACCAAGTGATTACGATACCGATAGTAATAATCCAAGAGCTGGTACAACAGGGTGGAATGGTGAAGACTATCTTTATGAAACACAGGGCCGGGTTCAGTGTATACCACCTATATTTGGATATGATGATCCGACCGGCGGAGTTTATGCACCTGGCGACGGCACAGACAAAAGAATATACCAAATAAACGTTGAGCATGCGAGCGGGCCTATAGAAAATGCCGACCTTCGTAACTGGTATTTTGATTATTATAATGGTATCTTTTTTCAAGAACGATCTTATGAAGATGACGCCGGTAATGTATTACCTGAGCCTACAACCGGTGAGGTGTTACTTTACATCGGCGACTTTGTAGATGAAGCACTCCAGGTTGCCATGGAAATGCCGGCAGCTGACTCAGACTGGTGGGAAGCCGGCACGTCAGGACCATTCGATACTCATCTAATTACAACATCATCAGTAGCTATCGGCACAGGTCACACAGGCATTACTGCATACGATACTGGTAAGGATACATTCTTCTTTGTCGGTGGCACAGCTGGTAGTCGAGCAGAATGGCTAGCTGGTACGGGCGGTGCTCCTGGTGTTGCCCACTTCGGCGGGGACCTGGCACTCAGTGGAAACCTTGCAGCAGGAAGTACTGCCACAGTCTCACCTAATGTATTGGTTGCACCCTTCGCGGAAGATGAGCCACAGTTTGCACACATAATGACTGGGTCATACATCGATATCGGAAACTTTATCGAGGGTGGTGTTAGTGGTGGGTATGCATGCCCTGCTGATCCCACATTCGGTGGAGTAATAGCCTCGACGGAACTCTGCTATTATATTTTTGATAATGTTGAAGTTCCAGATGAAATTAATGGTGGGTATAGATCATTACAGACTGGAGACGGAATCGGTGCATGGTTAATTGATTCAACCGGCGCGCAGCTATATTGCGGATATCACGACGGAACAAGCACACCTTTTGGAAGCCTGCCGACAGAGACAATTGTCGTTCACGGCTATGATTCCAATACTCCGGGGACTAATGAATATTTTGTGTCTGGAGAAGTTCCTCAGTTTACGATTTATGACAACGTCGGTGGGAAGTGTTGGCCGGCTGAAGTTTGTGGAGCTCCTTGTGGTTTAACAGCTGCCGGTGGGTTCGCCGCCAATACGAGTAATTCACATACTACCTTACGCGGCACCGGTGTGGGCTATGATGAAGCGGGCTTTGTAGCCATCCGGCAAATCTGTCAACTAGAAAACCAACTCAGGTTCTCAGATAATAGTGTTGGTATTTTTACTGGTGGAGAAGAACCAGGCCTGTTGAACGGTGCCTTTGTCAGAGTCATTGAAGCTAGGGATGGTTCTGCAGGTGATATAGAGCTGTTAGCTGGAAAAAATAAGATCAATACGCCCCCTGACCACCTCGGAGGTACTAGCACAAATAGGGCTGGTAATATCAACATGCTTTCTGGTGATGGAGTCTGGGAGGGTGGTGATATCAATATCATTGCCGGCGGTTCAGGCGGGACATGGACACTAGAGGGATCAGAAACTCCGGCTAGAGAGGGTGGCCCTTTCGGTGGCGATATCAGTATATTTGCAGGAGTAGGTGCATATGCTGGTAATATTGCCATTGCTGGTGGGAAGTGTAATGGTTACTCATCAAGCAATCCAAATTATTTTGGTGGAGAAGTTACACAAAAGAGATCTGGTGATGTATACATCGATGGTGGGAATACTGAAAGTGGTGAAAGCAAATTCCGAGCCAGTGTATTAATCAATACAGTCAAGGATCCGGGGGAAGGACCTAACTTTGGCCCGAACGGCGAGGGATGGTGCAATAGTAGGTTTGCAGAGTGGACAACAAATCAAATAGATGTTGCTGGAAATGATGTAACATTCGTCTGTAACCAAAAAGCAACTAGGCTGGCAGCGATGATGGCACCGAGTACCTCTCTTAATAAAATCTTAACAGCATGTGATTATCAAAATAATGTAGCACCTGGGGGTAGTTGGTCAGATGAAGCATTAGAGGGCCCATTTCGAATAAGGTACTCATATGCCGGGGCTGGTTCACAATACCCAACACCAACCGGATGGTCTTTACCTCCTGCCAACGATTTATGTTGGCTTATTGAATGGGGAATGATTACAGTTACTACAACGGTACCAGCCGGAGAGCAATGGGAACTAAGAATAACGAAATTTGATCAAGGGTATGGTGGTGTTACTGGAGACACAACAATCAAAGGGTTGGCAGATGCACTCTTTGATATAGCACAACTAAATAACCCAGGCCTACCGAATCCCAAATGGAGAATATCTGTCTATGGGTCGCCGACGACCCAGTATGTACCGCCCCCTCTAGTAATTCCAATTTCTTTAACTTTCGATCCCAGCATAGGGAGTAACAACACAGCAGGTACATCATTAGATTCTGGGGAGAATGGGTTTAGAGTAAGTAGTTTTCCAGATCCTGCTGATGAACTATATACGGATTCTAGGCGAGGCCTGGGTGTAGGACAACCTAACCCAGCCGCTACAATCCATATAACTGAAAATGGTAAATGGAAAGACCACCGGCCACAGTGCCCTACTGAATTCAGTTCCCCTATTGCAGTTGATGGTCTACAGGAACTGGACTATGGTGCACTAATGGTCACCCTCCCAGATATTTGGGGAGAATTCGGGCTTAATCAGGAAATGACTGATCTCGTTTATAAGCTTGATCTAGCTACTAGTATTGCAATTATTGGGCTGGCTGGACAATTACAGGCTAGGCTTGGTAACGACGACGGCGATGATGTACCACCTAAAAAGTCACCGATACCAGTATATACAGACATAGTAAAAATTGATGGTACCCTGGTTAATTCTGGATTTATTACTAATGCAAGATATGAATTGGATACACAATTTAGGCCTGAAGAGCCACCAGTATGGCCGCCGCTTTGTCCTGATGGCAGCCAGCCACCATGTGATGAACCACATATAGAGTTTGACCCTTCCATACCAGGAATATTTGGGCAAGAAGAATTTGATAATACAGTTATGGTTGATACAACTGACATTCTTATTAAGGCCCAAGCCGATGCAAATGGCAAGGTGCTAGAATTGATACTGCCTTCTGGTATTAATTCCGTAGATGCTACAGGGGCACTGGTAAAAGAAATGTCTTATCCTGGTCTGGGAAGAGTAATACAGATAAAGGATTTCGGTGGTGAGGCTGGAACCAAGGATGGATTTGATATAAAGATTATCCCACAAGACGGTGAGTTAATCGATGGCCTTGTAGAAACAGTGCTAAACCAACCCTACTCAAGCATAACGCTAATAGGAAATGGCCGAGATGGTTGGTCAGTGGGGGGCAGATAATGACAACAATTATTTCTTATCGGAGATTAACTAATGGCGTCTTATAGATGGTATGACGGGCAACGTATATACGATACGTTAGATGACTTGAAAGAAATAAAGACCCAGGAGGCTCCTCCATTTAAGGGTACTATTGCTATTGTTACAAGTCCTGGATATAATTGTCCCGTTTCGAGTAACTGGGAATTATTTGATCGTGGATTTCAAAGCAAAAGAATAGAGGAAGCCCAGGGTGGTGGAGCCAGCGTTGAAGCTAATCTATGTGATCAAATTAAAGCATGGGATTATGAAAAAATCCTACAAGAAATTTTTAGACAAGAGGAAACTAGCTCTCTAGGGTTTGGGGGATATGAGGAATCAGATCCGGGCGCCGGCGGAAAAACCAGGTCCATGGCCATGGAAAATTGGGCTGCCCAACCATCTGAGAAACAAATAAGGGCTGTATATTCAAAGCACTTGGAATATATGGATGGCGACAGAACATGGTCACCTACACTATTCGATATAAAATATATTATTGCACCTATGATGATGCGGTCACTTGGCAAGGAAGATGAAGATCTAGATTTAAGCGATCTCTATAAAAAGCTAATTGAGAGCCTGCTAAAGTCGACATACTCAGAGGTAGGTGAAAGATATGATTGCCTAAATGCCGCTCTAGACAGTGGCAGGTTCACAGCAATGCAAAGCTTTAGGGATGGTTTTATTACGAAGTCCGTTGAAGTTCAGGCCGGGGGATGGGTTGATTATGCCATGTACACCCAAGGTGCACAACAAACTTCAGAGAATGGATATTATGGTAATGCTGAGTCACAAGCTTTCCAGGCTGAAGCAACATATGGCCAGGTGGCCTCACAAACTTCCGAGGATGATTGGAAAAACCAGGCCCAGCAAGCACAACAGGATTCTGCACCTCAAACTAAAATTGAAGAGCAACAGCTAGGTCCAATCATAAGTTGCCTATCGGCTGGTGGTGAAGTTTTACTGCCTTGGGTTATGGATACGGAGGGGAAGGGTCAACCTATCGGATGGGTTGTTAATCCAGAAATTCCTGGTGCTATGGGAATTGATAGACCATTGGGGGAAGGCACTGTCCACCCCATGGGTCGGGAAACCACCTACATTTTTACTAGCCGTATTAATGTTGATCCGATGTTATTTCCAATCCCGGATGAGCTTAACCGATACCTAAAGACAGAAGAAAAGGTACAAGGACCGGTTGCAATAAGCTATGCATATATCCAAGGGCAATGGGCACTGTATTCTGACCGTGATCCTAAAAGTAAGGGATTAGTACTAGATAAGCCAGAAGAAAACCAACAAGATGATCTAACATTAGAGTATTCTGTTGATGGCAATGACTGGATCGAAGTTATTAATCATCCCGCTGATGATAATGAGCAGCCCGCGGTTCGCATGCGGAGAGGTGAAAATCCCTGGCGTGTACATGGGGTGGTCATTGACTCAGACGAAGAATTCTATATAAGGTTTGTACAAAAAAGCTTTAATAGAGGAAGCCACCGGGTATCTGATGAGTGGTCAATTGATGATGTTATTGTATGCGGCCTCGGCGGTGATGGTGAGTCCGCGGAAGTAAAGCAGGGTGAACCAAGATCAGGTGAAGGAACAAAGGAAGATTGTCTAGAGTATTGTGGACCAGGTACCGGTATTGGTGTCTATGTTTGGATTCCAACCATGCGACTCGAGGATGCCTGGATAGAGTTGCAGGGTGGCTCATGTCATGATGTATCATTTAGTGAAGAACAAGAAGATGCAATCGGAATTGGTAGATTTGTCGTTCGACCGAATGATAGACAGGGTGGCACTACAAATAATCCTGAGAGTAATGGCGGGCCGGGAGACACCGGCCGGTGGGTAAGTGTAATCCCATCAGCATTATGGAAAAGACTATTAGGTCCAGAGCGACTCGAAACACATGTAATGTCACACCAAGATTGTCTTGCTGTATGTGATGGACCCCCTATTTCCAATAGTGCGGGTGGTGAGTATTATGGTGAGAAAGCGTTTGATACATTTGATGGATTTGATACACTTTTACTTAAGCCTACCCCTCTCCGTCATGATGGATATGGGATATATGGTGGTGTCTGGTTACCAAAATTAGGAAATGAGGGCGATGAAGTAGAGATTCATGTGACCGCAGCAATAAATGCTTGGGGGGCAGGGGTTTATGAATTTGAAACCGACACAACACCGGCTGTTGTTATTATGGTTCTTGACAGTTATGATTCCAACGGTGATGGGATCCCAGACGGTGATGGGTGGAATGGAACCGTATTACGGTTAAAGAATGTTGAGACAAATGAATTAGTAGATGGTGAGATTACTCTGCTGGATGGTGCCACCGGCGAAATTATGTTTACGTCTTTACAACCGGAGACTAAGTATCGGCTTTGGTGCCAAGAAGAAGGGAACTGGTCCTATGAAATAGGGATGGAAATTAAGGATCAAGATTCTGGAAGTGTATTACTCAATATTCCATTTGGTAGTATTACTGAAGCTGATCTGGCACCCGGTCATGATGTTAATAATTCTGGTGGTAATGGTGGTGGCAATGACGGGCCACCTGAAATAACTGGGGAAGGACTCACTTTAAGAGTTTATTGTGGCACTGGTATTGAAGCCTATAGTAACACAGAGGTAATGATCCAGAACTCAGAATTACTGGGTGAAGTTGAAGCCGATATGACAGGGATTGTAATCCCTGCAGGGCAGACTAAAGAACTGGGATTGAATCTTAAACTTAAAGCAATTCCTTGGGATTACCCAGAAGGCATGCCACCTGAAGCTATTGAGCAGTGTGACAGTCTTTGGAAGCAAATAGAAGATGCAAAGGCACAATGTCAGGCGACCGAGGCTTTATTAGCGGAGTTATACGTTACATATCATGAAAACGACTGTAATGGTGAGGGTGACCCAGAACTTTGTGCACAAATACAAGGACAGATTACAGAAGCCCAAGCTGAGCTAGAGGGTCTAAATGAGCATATATCACAATTAACATATGGGTATAGCAATAGTTGCCAACAGGATGGTGGATGGACAGCAAGAGAATCAACAATTACAGGTTCAAGAGCACTAAGGGGTATAATACCGGTTAGCCCTTACCCTACGAGGCTAGGGCCGGCAAATGATAAGTGGCATTGTTTTAGAAATAGCCAGCACTTAAGTAATTGGTTTTCTTCAGCACATGTGACGAATCCAGGCGGGGATGGTTGGGCTTGTGATAAGTCAATCTTTGTGACATGGCAATGGGGCACCAGCGGGGACAATATGGGCTGGCAACCCAATCCAGATGCAGGGTATAATATTGCCTTGACCCAATTTAACATGAATGTCCAGGTACCGGTATGTAGTGAACAATTACTGGATAGTGGTAAAGAATGCAATCCAATGGGTTGTACAGATCAAGATGCATGTAACTATAATGAGAATGCAACAATAGATGATGGCAGTTGCATGTTTGAAGATTGTTTCGGGGAATGCGGTGGAGATGCTGTTGACTTAGGTTGCGGTTGCGGAGAGCCTGCTCCCACGTATGTCTGCGATAATTCATCTGAGCTAGTTTGTGAAGAATGTGATTGTCCACCGCCCACAGCTTTTAATCATTCTGCCGGTATGAATGAAGATGAATCATACACGGCTACAATTACAGGTAGCGGGCATAATGCAGGCTGGACGGTCAGCAGTTACCCTACAAGTGGAAGCGTTACACTCGATTCGGATACTGGCGAGTTCACCTACGTACCTAACGAGGAGTTCTCTGGAAATGATAGCTTCGTCGCTAAGATTACAGACAGTTGTGGAAGAACTGCATATGCAGATGTTAACATTATTGTTACCCCAGTAAATGATCCGCCTATTGCAATTATCGGACATGACATGGAAGATGGTGATGGTGGTGGTGGCAGCAATAATATCACTATAACAAATATAGAGGCAGTGAACTTAGAACTGAATGCGTCGGCCTCATATGATGTCGATAATTCTCCAGGAGATCTAACATATCGTTGGACGTCAGCAATAGCACCTGGTAGTTCATGTACTAGTGATGATACTTGCCAAGAAGGGTATTATTGTGATATGGGGACATGTCAACCCATAGTACTTTCGGAAGGAATTACATTTAAGCCATGGAGCTCCGTCGACGCGTCCCAAATTGGACCGGGATCCTATACATACTTCTTAGTTGCTTCTGACCCCCAGACAGATTCTGCAGCAGATAGCATTACAATTATCGTACTACCAAATTTGGGTTGTACAGAGACGTCGGCATGCAACTATAATGAGAATGCCAATGTTGATGACGGCACCTGCGAGTTCGCTGGTGAATGCTATGATTGCTTTGGGAATTGCATATGCGAAGAAGATTGCTTTGGAGAATGTGGCGGGGCCGCTGTAGAAGATGATTGCGGCGAGTGCAACGGAGATAATAGCACATGTTCCGGCTGTACAGACGATACAGCATGTAATTATGACCCTAGTGCAACCATTGATGATGGCAGTTGCCAATATGCAGATTGGGAATGCTGGGACGGAAGCTTCGTTTGTGAAGAAACATTATGTCCACCCGCGGTATTTTGTTTAGGCGCAGAGTGGGATGCAGAACAAGGGCAAGAAGGTGCACTTGGCCTAACATTCAAATGGCCAGAAGAGCCTGAAATCGTCGGATTCCAGATCGGACTTGACGCCGGCGCCGGCTTTAACTTAAGAAATGTATTTGGTGGAGCAGCAGGAGAAGCTGGTTTCAATATATCTCACTCTGGTGGCGGAACTATAGTTGCATTTTCAAATGCAGGGTCATCAATCCGTGGAAGTGATTGTAACGGCACACCTCTAATCTATCTTGATTTTATAGGGGAACTAGGGCCAAACTTTGTTAATAATGTATATGTACAATTCCTTGTAAGTGACCCACTGTTTATTGTCAATTACCAGGATAATACAAACGGTGGTGTTGTACAACTCGACCTTGGGTGTTGTGAGAATGATCGGGCAACGAATGACCCACGAAAATCTGGTTGTGATAATGTTAAAGGATCTGGAACAACATACGATGACTGCGGCATATGCCGAGACCTTAAAGATCCGGATTGGAATTCCACGTGCCTCGACTGTAATGACGTCCCGGGTGGTACCGCAGAAATAGATGATTGCGGCGACTGTTGGGAAAATGGGCGCGAGAATGCTAATTGGAATAGTAAAGATGAAGGCTGTGGTTGTGGCAACGGTGCGAAGATAGCTAGCGGTAAGAATAAAGGTTGTTGTCCGGATGAAGCTGTCAACAATGTTGGTTGTGGTTGCGATGAGTCCGGTAATGCAATCAGTAAGAAGCAAAACGGTTGTTGCCCAGGTGTGGCCAAGGGAGATTGTGATTGTGATGAATCTGGCCAGAGGGTCGACGTCGATGCAGACAATTGTTGCCCAGATGGAAAAGGACCGGATGGTGAAGAAAAAGACTGCGCCGATGAATGTGGTGGCCCAAAGAAATCAGATGAATGTAATGACTGCGAAGATCCCGCTAGCAATGATTGGGTATCGGTATCCACAAACTTTAGCTTAGGTGCACCATGTGATTGTGATCCGGTAGTAAATTGGGATGAATGTGAAAACTGCCCAAGCGATGACAACTATCAAGCACCAAAGGCTTATCCTGCAATTAACCCAACTGATGGGCCTTGTTGCCCGGGTGATCCAGGATATGGAAATCTTAAGCCTCAAAAACAAGAAAACATTGGTAAACCATGTAACTGTGCCGGCGACGTATGGGACTGCAGGGGCATATGTGGCGGTGGTGCTATCGATGAAGGGTGTGGATGTGGCAATGGTCCGGTAAATGCTGAAACAGGATGTTGTGACAAGGGTCCAAGGAAGAATAAAGGGCCGAATGGCGAAGCCCCCGATTGTGCAGGTAAATGTGGCGGCTCAGCTACTGAAGATGATTGCAGTAATTGTAGTGACATCAGTGAAGGTGACGATGGTTGGAATGATTGTTGGGACTGTGAAGGTACAGCACATGGCACCGCTACTGACGAAGGTTGTGGTTGCGGCAACGGGCCGGTAAATGCTGAAACAGGCTGTTGCGATAAAGGACCGAATAAGGGCAAAGGCCCGAACGGTGAGAAGGCAGACTGTACAGGCAAATGTGGCGGCACCACAGAGCCGGATTGCAATGATGATTGTGGTGGATCAGCCTTTATCGACGATTGTGACGAATGTGTTGGCGGGAAAACGGGCAAATTAGCAAATTGGAAACATGGTGACTGTGGTACATGTGACGGTGCCAACGTCGATCAAGATGGCTGCTGCCCGAATGGCAAGACACCGGAAGGCGACCCATGTCCAGATCCAGACCTAGTCACTAGTGACCCATGTGATAACGTCGTTTGTATGCATCCAAAATATTGTGTTGACGGTCAATGTGTACAAGATGGCGGTGATGATGGCCATGGCCTCCCCGGGGATACCGATGGGTGGAGTGGCGTTGAAAGCTTGCCCTAGACTTCGGCTAATTAGTATACTGGTTCAACACTGTATTAGAAATAAAGAAAAATAAGAATAAAGAATAACTGATTACTGATTAGCTGTATTCTGTATCTGATATATAGATCTACTATGGCTCATGAGAATGTATAATCAACTATACAAACTTTTTTTCCTGGGTACCTTATCATAGAATGAATAAGTTGTGCCAAAGGGTACTACCCAGGAGAAATAATTGTGCTGAAGAGTCCATTCGACCCACCCGTATCTAATAATATCAGCATCCCAGATGATGCCGAAGTAGTTTTTGTTTCAGATTTCTTTGTTGAGGATCTAGTCGGAGGTGCTGAACTAACCTCAGAAGCTTTGATTGAAGCTAGTCCTTTTAAGGTTTTCAAATTACATAGTAAAGATGTATCCCTTCAGGTCCTGGAACAGGGCATTGGTCTCCATTGGGTATTCGGAAACTATTCTGGAGTTAATCCTGAGATGATCCCTTCTATTGTAGGCAACATGGAATATTCAGTGCTGGAGTACGATTACAAGTATTGTAAATACCGGTCACCAGAGAAACACAAGAGCATTGAGATGAAAGAATGCGACTGCCATGAAGGTATCCAAGGCAAAATGATATCGGCCTTCATGTATGGTGCAAAGAGCCTCTGGTGGATGTCAGAAAGACAACAGCAAAACTATTTTGATAAGTTTCCTTTTCTTTCAGAACGTCCTAACGTAGTACTCAGCTCAGTCTTTAATGATGACTTTTTTGCTATGCTCAAAGTTATGAAGGAACAAAATCAAGACGTTGAGCGCAGCGGCTGGCTAGTCTTAGGTAGCACATCCTGGATAAAGGGAACAGACGCAGCAGTACGGTACTGTGAGGATAACAATCTAGATCATAAGGTATTATTGCAGCTGCCATATGCGGAGGTGCTTGATGAAATGTCAAGGGCAGAAGGATTTGTATATCTTCCTCAGGGCGGAGACACCTGTCCCCGTATGGTTATTGAAGCTAAACTGTTAGGTTGTAAGCTACATATCAATGATAATGTTGAACATGCAAATGAGTTGTGGTTTGATACTGATGATACCTTTGACACCATGGCATATCTTTATGCTGCAAGGAAAAGATTCTGGGATGGTATCACTCATGCAATGGAGTTTGTCCCAACTCTAAGCGGCTATACAACAACATTAGATTGTAATAAGAACGGGTACCCATGGAAGGCTTCTATTAAATCTATGCTTGGATTCTGTAATGAGGTTGTTGTCGTCGACGGCGGCTCTACAGACGGTACATGGAAAGAATTGCAGGCATGGGCCCACGAAGAAGACAGACTAAACGTATATCAAGTTGAAAGGGATTGGGGCCATCCGAGGTTTGCTGTTTTTGATGGTCAACAAAAAGCAGAGGCAAGATCCAGATGCACTGGTGAGTTCTGTTGGCAACAGGATGCAGATGAAGTAGTCCATGAGAATGACTATGAAAAAATCCCTCGCCTTCTTAAGACGTTTCCAGTTGATGCAGATGTCGTCTCTTTACCTGTCGTTGAATACTGGGGCAGTGCTAAGAAAGCACGGGTTGATGTAAATCCATGGAAGTGGCGAATATCAAGAAATGCCCCGCATATTACCCATGGTATTCCAGCACCATTTCGTATGACTGATGACGATGGTAACCTATATGCTTCTCCAGGTACAGACGGTTGTGATTACATCCATAATGAGACATACCAAGTGCTTCCTCATGCTAGCTTTTATACATCAGACGTACATAATGTTAGGCTACATGCCGCGGCCGGCTCTCCTGGTGCACTAGAGCATTATACTGAGTGGTATAAGCGGGTTGTTGAAATGCTTCCTGGTGTATATCATTATTCCTGGTTTGATCTAGAGAGAAAGATTAAGACATATAGGGATTACTGGTCACAGCATTGGCAGAGTTTATACAACATTGAACAAGAAGATACGGCTGAGAATAATATGTTCTTTGAACGTCCCTGGTCAGAGGTTACTGACAATGATATTACTGAACTAGCAACAAAATTAGAAGATAAAATGGGGGGCTGGGTATTTCATGTTCCGATTAATTTTGACAATCCGACTCCACACATTACATTAGAAACGTCACAACCGGCGGTTATGGTGGAAGATGACTCAGAATGAGAATGAAGTAAATCCTAATGATATAGTAATAGGTGTTGTAGTACCCTGTTACAATCATGGAGAGTATCTAAAAGAAAGTGTTGAGTCGATTTTTAATCAGACCCACCAGAATATTCGCGTTATTATTGTTAATGATGGCTCAACCGATAATACGGCAGAAGTTGCCCGAGAGCTTGTAGCCTCTGATGATAGGGCAGGTTATATAGAACTAGCCGAAAATCGTGGGAAGTGGTGTGCTATGAATCAGGCAATCGCGCGCATGGACTGTGTGTTTGTAACGACACAGGATGCGGATGATGTTTCTACACCAGATCGCCTCGAGCGCCAACTACAATGCCTGCTGCAGACAAATACATCACATAATCTATGTGGATTTTATAATTGTGAAAATGAAGATGACATCAATGTCCATCGCCTCAAGCGTAAAGAGGGTGAACTTCCGATTATGCCACTTGATGAAGTGCTTAAGCATGTATTAACAGGGATGCATTCACCAGGCATTAATCATTATTACACAGGCGAATTCGAAACTGCCGGTGCCAGCGCAATGTTTCATAAAAATATATGGAACTTTGGTACCAGGTTCAACCCACCAGGTATTGGCCTAAGGGTACTGAATAGCGAAGACTCTGACTTCAATTTTCGTGTGACCTTTAACACAACAAGAACATCAGTCCTTCTAGAGAAGCTTTACTGCTATAGAAGAAATACTTCCACGAATAACGAGGAGATATAATATGAGACTAAAGACAGGGGAGCCGAAGCTATTAGTAAAGTTTCCAACTCGAGGCAGGCCTCAAAAGTTCTTTTACGTATTGACATTGTATTATCAGTACCTCAAGGGTAAGCACTTTGAGTTTGTAATATCATGTGACGAAGATGATGAGACGATGAATAATGAAACCGTCCGCAATCATTTCAAGCAATTTCCTAATCTTACAGCTTATTATTCTAAGAATGCTAATAAGGTAGAAGCGATCAACGCCAATATGGAAGGTAAGGATTTTGATATCCTACTACTGGCCAGTGATGATATGATTCCTGAAATTCCTGGATATGATGCTATTATTAAAAATACAATGATGACAACATATCCGGATTATGATGGAGTATTGTGGTTTTTTGATGGATTTCGAAAAGATCTAAACACACTTTGTATCCTTGGTAAAAAGTACTATGATAGATTCGGGTACATTTACAATCCCCAGTATAAGACATGGTTCTGTGATAATGAGTTTACCATAGTTGCAGATATGCTAAAGAAGCAGACCCCAGTGAATCAAGTGATTATACGTCACTGTCATCCAGATATTGTTGGTTATGGCCACGACGGTACATACCAAAGAAATAATGATGATGATGAAAAGCAGGCCGATCAGCAGATACTATTAGCTAGAAAAGAAATCGATTTTGATGTACCACAATTGCTATTAGCAGACAGGGAACGTCAACAGGCCCAGCCCAAGCCGGTACCTCCGAAGAATAAGTCTAAAAAGTCGACTCGAAAAAATAGAAAGAAGAGAAAGAAGAGATAGAAATACATGATTCTAAACGTCGACTATCCTATCGGTGCTAGCTGTAAGGTTCCAACAGAGGATACAATTTGTGGAAATTTAATTGAAGAAAACTCAATTCCCGAGGATTATACCCTTGTAAATTGTAATTGGACAAAATGTATTAATGGGTGGGGGCTACAAAGAACGCAGCAAAAACTAAATGATACGAAGGTACAACTAGTTGCCGCCGGTCGTGATGTCCAAAAGTCAATCTTTATATGCCAACACATATCAGCTGATAAATTGGTATGGCCATCAGGATTAGTTTTTTCACCACATGCCACAAAAGGAAATCATCATATTGCTATTCCTCATATTGCATGTAGCTATCCAACATTTAGAAGTGAGAGAAAGCTCACGGCCAGCTTTATGGGAAGCTTTGAAACACATTGGACTCGGCCTTTATTGGAAAACCATAAATCTTCGAATGTGACTATAATCAATAGTGGCGTATGGTACCATTATAATCCGGACGAATTTCGAAAGAGCACGTACGAAAACTTGCTGGCCATTAGTAAGTTTACATTTTGTCCACGTGGAACAGGTCCAAGCACAATAAGAATATGGGAAGCACTTGCAGCCGGCAGTATACCAGTAATATTCTCAGATTCTTTAGCTTTACCCAATATTGATTATGACTGGAATGATGTGGTAATTTTTATTCCTGAGCAAAATATAATGAACGCAATGAACATATTGAGCAGATATTCAGACAATGATATTGTTACGATGTCTAATGCTGGGATGAAAGTATTTCAGGAATATTGTAGCCAAGAGAATATTCACAAGTTTATTATTAATGAGATTCAAGCATGTTAATTGTCACAATCTTTAATTACCCAGACAACGAAAATTATAATACTATGTGTAAGTGCTGGATACAACAGACCGCTCTTCATTGTGGTGGTTCAAGAATACTCATTTTAACAGAACAAGATTCTTTACCACCAGATGTTAGTGAGTTTGCTAGTAGATATCCATCAGTAACAATAGAGAAGAAAGAACGTTCAGGCCACATTGACCTATCTACTGCAGGTCAAAAAGCCAATCATAACGTTTTATTTAAGCTTTACAATCTATGCAGTATAACAGAGCCATTTATCTTTGTCGACGCTGATGCATTTTTTCTGTCTAGTTACGAGAACTTACTAACGGCTTCATATGATAAGCCATTTATAGCTGTAAATCATCAAAAGATTCCGGATCATACTTCTCATTTACCATATGATTTTTTCAACTCCGGAATGATGATAGTTTCAGATCCAGCCATTTTGGACTGGCATGCATTAGTAATGAGGCTAATGCAAGATTCAAGATTTGTATATCCTGGGACTGATCAATCTATGTTAAATTCGTACTTTAAGAATATGAACTATGACTATACACACCCGTTAGTCGGTCATGGATGGAATAGTTGTGCAAAATATACCGTCTATAATCCTGATCAAACTGCACGCTGTATTGGTCTTGGTGAGGAGTATGATGTACACCTCAATCATTTTTGGTGGGAGTTTAAGCCATGGAAGCTTGGCTGCCCAATATTCAATAAGGTAAAAAACAACAATGAAGAAAGATAATGAAAAAAGTACCAAAATTCGTAGATCATTAAGGAAATAACTAAGGGAACTAATAGTGAATGAGCTTATAAAAGATGAGATAACTGTTATTTTAACTGTCTGGAAGCGTCCACATCTTCAGAAACAACTAAATCATGTTTTAAGTCAAACAAAAAAGCCGAGTCAAGTTTGGATATATCAAAATGAGTCGCACTTCAATATTGACATTCCTGAAGAGGCAAAGGAGAAACATAATATTTCAGTTATTCAATCAAAGGATATAAATTTTAAGTTTCACGGGAGATTTGTTTTGCCTCTCTTATGTGATACAGAATATATCGCGATTTTTGATGATGATACAATACCTGGTCCACTGTGGTTAGAAAACTGCCTTGACACTTCGAAGAGAAATAACTGTATTGTCGGCGCCAACGGCAGAACCATACGAAGTATTACTAATACATCAAATTCTGCATGCATCGGCACCGGTGATGGTGCCCCTGTGGAGAAAGAGACGGAGGTAGATTTTGTTGGGCATTGTTGGTTTTTTAAGACTGAGTGGTGTAAAAACTTATGGAAAGACCGGCCGGCGAGTTGGGATAATGGAGAAGATATTCACCTTGCTGCAGCTTGTCAAATCTATGAGGGAATAAAGTGCTTTGTACCGAGGATGCCACGAGGCAATATACAGCTATGGGGAGACACCGAGGTCCATCTTGGGTCGGATAATGTTGCAACATGGAAGACTAGCAATCATAGTGATTTGAGAGATAACGTTATAAAATATTGGATCGATAGAGGGTGGAATCCCTTGGCAGCAAGAGGAACCGATGATTAGTAATACACGCATTCTCGGCCACAGGGGAGATTTAGAAAACTACAGCTCAAACACAAAAGAAAGTGTGCTATCGGCATTTGCTCTGAGCGATGGTGTTGAGATAGACATTAATATTTCAAAAGATAATATTTTCTTCTTTTATCATGAAGAAGACTGGCCTACTGGTGGCAAAATTCTAGCAAGGAATATGGATATTTCTGAAATTAGAGATATCTGCCCCAACGGCGAAACGGTACTCACCCTTCAAGAGGCCCTATCTTTAGCACATGAACACCAAAAAATATTGTGTATTCATATGGAACTCGGCGGCGGCGGCCGCCGGTGGACCAGCCCGCTCACTGGAGATGAGATTAAACAGCTGCTTAAAATAATTGACGAAAGCAGGATCTCTAAAGAACTAATCATGCTTCATACCACATCCCCTCGACTTGCAAGATCATATTATAATGAAGGATATACAGTCTTTTTACGGGGTTCTTGTATTGAGAGAAGGGGTATGTATCGATTTAATGAGTACAGAAATATAGTAAAAAATAAAGTTGATCTTAGCAAAAGCATGGCCTACACATTAAATAGTCGGCATGAAATTGGTGCTACTATAAGCAAGGGATTTGGGTATATACTGACAGATAACTTATCACTAACAAAACCTGGTCTATGGGGAACTAATAAATGAAAACCACAGATGATAGAACATATTACTCTAGGACTGGCAACAAAAAAAAGAAATTTGTTAGGGATTTTGTTTCGAAATATCCTGAAGCTAAAAAAATATTTGATGTTGGCTGTAACAATGGAGACATGTCTTATCCACTTCAGAAAGAATTGAATAAAGACGTCTATGGTATAGATTTATCCAAAGAACTCAAAACCCCACATGATTATCAGATGGATATAGTTGATATCATGAAGTGGGACTTACTATACCCGAATGACATTACTCTTTTCTTTAGTCTTTATCACCACCTTTTAGCAAAACATGGTATCGACGAGGTTGATGATCTATTTTATAAACTTCTTCTTCATACAAAACATTTGTTATTTGATGTAGGAAATTTAAGTGAAAAGCTTAGGCAGTCTCAGTACTGGTACCCTATACAGAAAAAATACTTCAAAAATGAAAAAGATCTATTTGATCATTTTGGAATTGATTATAATGTATTGGGTAAGTGGGACACCGGGGGAGGCACAAGGACTGTAGTTTCTTTTTCATCCTCTAGTTTTGACGGCGCTATAGAGGTAGTAGAAGAATACAGGAGACTAATTGGCAGTTCCAATTCGGCGAAGGGACTTTTAGAGAAGAACTCTAAAGATCCAGAAATTTATACCGGTGCCGAGTATAAGAAACTAAAGCTAGGTAACAAACTGTTTTTTTCTAAAAAACATAAAGATGAAGACCGCCAGAAAAGAGAACTGAAGAATATAGAGAAAATTTATAATTCATCTGACAGTAGTCTCAAAAATAAGCTTATCCGATATTACGGCCACTCAACAACCTACGGATTCATTTATGAATGGATTGATGATTTTATTTATAGTGGAAAAACTAGCATTAAGGTACCTGGCCTGACCTTGACGGATGTCGACATTATTAAGGTTGGCAAAAATAAAAAATATATAGACTTTGAACGATAAAATGCTACTTATTTGTTACGGCACTCGCCCAGAATACTTAAAAATAAAGCCACTTCTAAAAAAGATGGAAGGTCAATTGGAGTTTCGTACGCTGTTCACAGGGCAACACACTGATCTAATAGAAGGCAATACAGCCCCAGACTATGTTGTCTCTATATGCTCTGGAAAAAATCGTCTAAATTCAATAATTGCTTCTACCATAGACTGTATGGATTTTGAAAAAGAGGGAATAACATCCGTCCTTGTGCAAGGGGACACAACATCCGCAATGTCACTAGCCATTAGCGCATTTAATCAACAAATACCGGTAATACATCTTGAAGCAGGTTTACGAACATATAATCTTCACCAACCATACCCAGAAGAGGCAAATCGTCAAATCATAGGGAGAATAGCATCTTTAAGCTTATGCCCGACGACGCTATCAGCACAAAGGCTTAATGATGAAAAATCATATGGTGTTACTGAGGTTGTAGGCAATACTGTTTTGGACAACCTAACTGGTCTTAGCACTACCACTAAAAATAATGTCCTCGTAACCCTGCACCGCCGCGAAAATCATACTATGATAGCGGAGTGGTTTAGGGAAATAGAAAAAGTATCCTTACAACATGATTGTGAATTTATACTTCCCATACATCCAAACCCAAACGTTATTTGTCACAAGGGTATTTTAAGTAACGTAAAGGTTGTAGATCCAATGCCATATCAAGAGCTTTTACAACACCTGGCCGATTGTTCATTTGTTATAACAGATAGTGGGGGAATACAAGAAGAAGCAGCATTTTTGAGAAAACCATGCATTGTATGCCGCAAAAAAACTGAGAGATCAGAGGGACTAAATAATTTTTCGATATTATGTGAAGAGCCAAAGCTATTATCAGAGAGAATAGCTCAATCAAAAGGCCTGAAAATGAAAGGGGATTGCCCATATGGCGATGGCAAATCTTCTGGTAGGATTGTAAGAATTATTAAGGATTTTATGAAATGAAGGTATTAGTAACAGGTGCATCAGGAATGGTTGGCCATTCTTTTCGGGAGAATATCAAGCTTCCATATAGCTATGAATTTGTATTTGTCGGTGGTGGAGATTGTGACCTAACAAATCGAGCTGCAACATTTAAGCTATTCAAAGAGACCCAACCAGATTACGTTATCCACCTTGCCGCAAAGGTAGGTGGTGTGAAGGGTAATACAGATTATGTCGCCGACTTCTACACCCAGAATATTCAGATGAATACAAATGTTTTGGATGCAGCGTATGTTTTCAAGGCCAAGAAAGTTGTTTCTCTTTTAAGTACATGCGTTTATCCGGATTCTGCGACATATCCACTAACGGAAGATCAGATCCATAAAGGCCCACCACACAGATCAAATTTTGGATATGCATATGCCAAGAGAATGCTGGATATCCAGTCTCAGGCATATCGCCAACAGCATGGTTGCAATTTCATAACCGCAGTGCCAAACAATTTATTCGGCGAGAATGACAGCTTCCATCTGACAGACGGCCATGTTATCCCAGCGTTAATCCGAAAAGTGTATGAGGCAAAAATCAATAATGAGCCGACAGTAACATTTTGGGGCGATGGAAGCCCACTCCGCGAATTCACACATTCAGATGATATTGCCAGGCTGTTGCTCTTTCTTTTGGAGAGATATAACAGCGCAGCACCCGTTAACATCGGAAACACCGGTGAGGTTAGCATTAAAGAGGTTGCTGAAAATATTATAGAGAATATAGGATATGAGGGTACAGTGGTATGGGATACCTCAATGCCAGCTGGCCAGCATAGAAAACCATCCTCAAATAATAAACTAATGGAAATGAGGTGGTATCCATATTCTGACTTTAAGACGTCACTAGCTAGTACGTGCAATTGGTTTATACAAAACTATCCTAATGTTCGTGGAATCAGTTGAACAGTCGAGAATAGTTAGTTATAATAATTGTGAAGGAGTTTCAAAACATGAAAACAGTATTGATTACAGGGGTCGCCGGTCTACTTGGCGCAAATTTTTCTAAGTACTTGCTAAGTGAGGGATACAATGTTGTAGGCATTGACAACCTATCCGGCGGATTCAAGAGTTCTATCGATGAACGGGTTGATTTTTATGAAGTTGATCTCAATGATCATACTGATGTAGATCGTGTCTTTCGAAAGACGAACCCAGACTACGTCTATCACTTTGCCGCATATGCCGCTGAGGGATTAAGCCCATATATCAGGCGCTACAACTATATGAACAATGTTGTTTGTTCTGCAAATGTAGTTAATGCATGTGTCAATTTTGGTGTGGAGAAGATTATCTTTACCTCATCGATGGCAGTGTATGGTGAAGGCAATCCACCCTTTACAGAGGACCAACCACAAACTCCTGAAGACCCTTACGGCATCGCAAAGTATGCTGTTGAGATGGACCTTAAGCTAGCTAAGGAGCATTTCGGCCTAGACTATTCGATCGTCCGCCCACATAATGTTGTAGGAACGTTCCAGAATATCTGGGATCGGTACCGCAATGTTATTGGTATCTGGATTCGCCAGTCAATGAGGGGTGAGCCACTTACAATCTTTGGTGATGGAACACAGATTAGAGCATTCTCTGATATCAAGTTCTACATGGAACCCTTTGAAAGATTGATGCTTGAATATCCTGGTGAGACGTTCAACATTGGTGCCGATAAGGACTGGACCATCAATGAAGCAGCCAACCTTGTTGCCAAGGTGGCCCGTGAGTTTGGTTATGAGCCAGGTATTACTCATCTCGAAAAGAGAAATGAAGTACACACAGCATACTCAGACCACACCAAGGCTAAAGAACTTTTAGGGTTTCAGGATGATACGAATCTTGAAGATACTATCAGAGAAATGTTTGCTTGGGCGGAATCCCAACCGGCTCATGAAGTAGCATACTTTGATTATGAGATTGAAAAGAACCTGTACAGTTTCTGGAAGAAATAATGAAGACTGCCCTGGTCACAGGAATAACTGGGCAGGATGGATCATATCTAGCAGAACTTCTTCTCAGTAAAGGCTATAAGGTTGTAGGCGTCAAGCGCCGCACATCTTTAATTACCACTGATCGAATTGATCATATTTATGAGCATCCAAATTTTAAGATGGTCTATGGTAATATGCATGATGCAACATCTCTGTATCGCATTGTAGAAGAACATAAGCCAGATGAAGTATACAATATAGCAGCACAGTCTCATGTGAGGGTTTCGTTTGAAGTTCCAGAAGAAACTACAGACTCAGTTGCCCTGGGTACTCTTCGTCTCTTAGAGGCATGTAGGCTATTAGCTCCTAATGCGAGATACTATCAGGCATCCTCTTCTGAGATGTATGGGGATAATCCTAATGTGCCACAAAATGAGGACACCAGGATGACACCAGCATCTCCTTATGCATGTGCAAAGCTGTTCGGACATAACCTTGTCCGCAACTACCGCATCGGGTACGGAATGCACGCATCATCTGGAATTCTATTCAACCATGAGAGCCCCCGCCGTGGCGAAACGTTTGTAACAAGGAAAATAACCTTGGCAGCAGCCAGAATAAAGTTGGGCCTTCAAGATAAGCTTTACCTCGGCAATCTCGACGCAAAGCGAGACTGGGGATTTGCTGGTGACTACGTAAATGCAATGTGGCTGATGCTCCAACAAGATAAACCAGGAGATTATGTTATTGCAACTGGGGAAACCCATACTGTTAAAGAATTTCTTCAGGTAGTCTTTGACCATGCCGGCTTGGATGTGGAAAAACATACAGGCTTTGATGAGAGGTTCATGCGCCCACACGAGGTACCGGTTTTACTTGGTGATCCAACCCTAGCTAAAAAGACACTAGGGTGGGAGCCAACAGTTAAGTTCAGCGAGCTGGCAAAAATGATGTATGAAGCAGATCTAATTGAGGTCCAAAAAGAGAAAAGATCTCTCGGCTGAACATTTCCTCTATCTTGTGTAAAATAGTTCATAGTATGGTATAATAAATCATAGGTGATGAATGACTGATTTTCCAACAGGTAAAGGCCACGTTTCTTATTCAGAAGTAAAAAACTGGAAAGAATGTGCCTTTAGACATAAGCTTCAACAGATCGACAAAATCGATATGTTTTCCCCTTCACCGTTCCTTGATTATGGAACGATCGTTCACGAGGGTTGTGAACACTTTCTTAAGACCCGTGAGATCGATCTTGAACCAATCGAAAAAGCACTTCGGCTAGCTTGGAAGAAGAAGGGGTTCGATGAGCCTGACAGTCCCTGGCGCGCCAATCCTCCAGGGTGGTATAAGTATGAGCCCATTGATACATGGGTTAAGTGGGCAAAGACGTGCCTAACAGATCTTCCAGCTTTCATGGAAGAAACGTTCCCAGGGTGGACATACATTACTGCTGAGGAACAGCTTTATGAACTTATTCCCAAGGACACTTTAAAGTTTAAGGGATTTATCGATGGTATCATTAAGACAAAAACAAAGTCAGGAAAAAGTAAAGCATTCATCCTTGATTGGAAGACAGCTGGTGAACGTGGGTGGCATTACCAAAAACGAAAAGATTGGTTAATCCATGCACAGTTGGCCTTGTATAAAAACTTTTGGTCTAGAAAGCATAGTATAAGTCCTGAGGACATCAAGAACATACAATGTGGGTTTATCCTCCTAAAAAGAGGGGGGCCGCCAGGGGATTCATGTGAGCTCTTAAAAGTATCTGTGGGCCCTAGTACGGCAATGCGCGCAGACAAGATGGTCACAGATATGATAAAATCAGTAAGGAAGGGACTCTTTCTTAAAAATAGAAACTCATGCAAGTATTGTGACTATAAAGACACTGTACATTGCCCAAGTGGAGGATAACATGAATAATTTTGGAATTGTGGGACAAGGATTTGTTGGCGGCGCTCTTAGGGAGGGAATGCAACATGCATTTTCTATCGAGACATATGACATAGACCCAAATAAGGGTTCGACAGTTGGTAGCATTAACGAACTGGTCAATAAGGTTGATAAGATTATCTTTGTTTGTTTACCAACACCAATGGACTCAGAGGGTAGGTGTAGCACAAAAATTGTTGAGGATGCAATCACAGAAATTAATGATGTTGCTACCCATCTTCGAAAGAAGATAATTGTTGTTATTAAGTCGACCATCGAGCCAGGTACAACAGAAAGACTAAATAAGCGATATTCAGGTGTAACTGTAGCATTTCAACCAGAGTTTCTCACAGAGGCTAATGCAGTAGATGATTTTAAGAATCAGTCACGCATTATTATTGGTGCTCCACGTCCCGCATCTGGAACTATTAAGACACTATTTCGAAAAGCATTTCCCAAGACACCGATTGTTAAAACTAGCTCTACCATTGCAGAGACAGTAAAATATTTTACAAACTGCTTTTTGGCCACAAAGGTCAGCTTTGCAAATGAAATGAAACAAGTTTGTGATGGTATTGGGATTGATTATGATAAGGTAGTAGAATATGCGTTATATGATGATAGAATTGGCAACTCACACCTTTCAGTGCCAGGCCCTGATGGAAACCTTGGTTTTGGCGGCCATTGTTTTCCTAAGGATCTAAATGCAATTAGATACCTTGCACGCTTGGTCGGTGTGGAACCAACTATATTGAGTGCCGTTTGGGATAAAAACTTAGAAGTTCGAACTGAGAATGATAGAGACTGGCTGAAGATGAAGGGCCGAGCAATCATCGACTGATCGAGCAGATTAGAATTAACTCTTTCGGGCAAATGTGTAGTATGGTATTAGTACTGTGCACACTTTGCCCTTTTTTGTGAGCTGCAATTTATGACGAAGAAAAAGAAAAAGATTTTAATGTTGTCGGACCATGCCTTAAGCCCGTCTGGTGTCGGAAACCAGAGCAGGTTTCTAATTGAGGGTTTGATACAAAAAGGTGAATGGTCAGTTCGCCAATTTGGTGCTGCAATGAAGCACTTAGATTATGGCGTGAAACATGTCAATGATGACTTTATTATTAAGCCAATCGACGGTTTTGGAAACCCAGAATTAATTAGGTTAACACTAGCCAGCGAAAAACCAGATGTGTTGATTATATTCACAGATCCAAGATTTTTTATCTGGTTATGGGAGATGGAAGACGAAATTCACCAGGTATGCCCAATAGCATATTGGCATGTTTGGGATAACCGCCCTACACCCAGATTCAATAAGGTATTATATGAATCAACGGATGCTATTAATTGTCATTCGCATTTGACCTACGAGATGGTGAGTGAACTAGTTCCCGACAGGACGAAGTTTATCCCACACTCCCTTCCCCCAGATATGTTTTTTCCATTACCAAAAGACTCTATTAAGAAGTGGAGAGCACAAGTGTTAGGCGAAGATAGAGTAGATCATTTTGTTGCATTTTGGGTAAATAGAAATGCAAAACGTAAAAGGGGAAGTGATCTATTAGTATCATGGAAATTATTTGTTGATGAACTAGAGCAAAAGCATGGTCACCGCAATGCAACGTTGCTACTACATACTGACCCATCTGATAAAGAGGGCCCGAATTTATTTGAAGTAGCAGATAAGCTTGATATTAAAGATGAGATTGTATTTTCGACAGATAGGATTGAGTTTCAACAAATGAATATCTTGCATAATATTGCTGATGTACATGTCAATATTGCATATGCAGAAGGCTTTGGCTTGGCAACATTGGAAGCAATGCAAAGTGGAACACCCATTATCGCTCTAAAAACTGGTGGCCTAACGAGACAGGTTGTTGATCATAGAGATGAGTCAGAGAACGGCATAGCACTTCCGGTAGAGTTTAGATCTCTTGTAGGCTCTCAACAGGTTCCATTTATATATGAGGACTATGTCTCTAGTGAGACCGTTGCAGCAGCATTTACAGAAATGTATGAAATGGGACATGAAAAACGGAGTGAGTTAGGCAAGAAGGCCAGAGATTACGTTCTTTCAGAGTTTGCACACCAAGATACAATTGATGCTTGGCATGATTCTCTAAATGACTTAATTGATAACTGGAAAGACAGATACCAGCGATGGGAGTGTAACACACTATGAAAAAAAATGTAGTAATAAGGGCACCGTTGTTGACATATTCTGGTTACGGAACCCATGCCCGCCAAGTCTTCAGGTGGTTATTGTCTCGAGATGATATTGAGTTATACACACATATTGTCCCCTGGGGCATAACTAGCTGGATGATTAACCCTGAACTAGAGGATGGCTTGATAGGTGAGATAATGGATCGAGCCAGGCCGTTACCTGCAGGAAAGCAGTTTGACGTATCATTCCAGGTCCAGCTCCCTAATGAATGGGATCCAGGTTTAGCAAGGAAAAATGTTGGAATTTCTGCATTTGTAGAAACAGATAAATGTAATCCTCAATGGGTAGCATGCTGCAATCGAATGGATGCGATAGTAGTACCCTCTGAACATGTAAAAAGTTGTATAACGTCAGTTGGTAGTTTAACTTCCCCGATCCGCGTCATCCCTGAATCTTTTTATGATTGTATTAGCAATAAAAAACTTCCAGCTCTTGACCTAGATTTTGATACCGACTTTAACTTCTTAGTCTTCGGGCAGATAACAGGGAACAATCCGTATAACGACCGAAAGAATCTTTATCACACAATCAAATGGTTATGTGAAACGTTTAAAGATAATGATGATGTGGGCATTGTTCTAAAGACAAATTCTGGAAAAAATACAAAGATAGATCGGGTTGTTACAACAAAGATCATGAAGAAGCTGGTTGAGGAGGTCCGAGTCGGCCCCAATCCGAAGATACATTTCTTACATGGTAGTATGACACAAGAAGAGGTAGCAGCACTTTATAGGCACCCGAAAATAAAGGCGATGGTATCACTAACACGAGGAGAAGGCTTTGGCCTTCCTATCTTAGAGGCCGCCACATCAGCTTTACCAGTTATTGCAACTAATTGGTCAGGGCATCTTGATTTTATGAATCAAGGAAAGTTTTTAAGTGTAAAGTATGAACTTAAAGAAATTCACTCGTCAAGAATTGATAACACAATATTCATGCCAAATACAAAGTGGGCAGAACCAATTGAAGAAGATGCAAAACAAAGGTTTGAAAAATTCTATAAAATGTCATCTACACCTAAAAAGTGGGCAAAAGATCTTAGCAAACAACTATTAAAAACTCATTCTCAAGAAACTATATCAAGTCTATATGAAGAGTTTTTGGGGGGACTAATTAATTGTTAGTAAGCAATACAGCATTATTAATGATATTAGGTGCAGTATTAGTGTTGGTCGGTGTACCAACCTATTTTGCGCTTAAATTCGCCTTAGCTATTTTACGTACTCAAGAGGCATTAGAAGATTCTTTAGACACACTTGATGAAACATATACAAACATATCTACAATTTTGGATAGGCCATTATTCTATGATAGCCCAGAGATTCGAGGTGTTTTAGATGATGTACGTAATGCCCGTTCTTCTATTTTAGCTGTTGCTAGTGCACTAACAAAGATTGATAGCCCCGAAGAGCTCAAGGATGAAGATACTTAAACTGAGGAGAAGTGAAGGTGGCCGTAAAGAGAACAAGAAAAAGAAAGATACGTAGAGGCACGGGAAATCCGGCCAACATGTATTTCACAATGGACACTCAAAAGGCCATATGTGACTATCAAGACTCAACTGATCAAAAAGAAAAAGACAAACTGTATGTTGAAGAAATTCTTCCGGCATTTGACAAGCTTTGCCAGAATATCATATTCATATATGGGTTTGCAAAACCACATCAGCCCTATGAGCACCTAAAGAGTGACTGTGTTTCTTTTCTTTTCGAAACAATTCATAAGTGGAATAGAGAAAAAGGCACAAAAGCCTTTTCTTATTTTAATGTTGTTGCAAAGAACTGGTTGATTATAAATTCCAGACGAACTCAAAAATCCACCCGCCGTCATGTTAGCATTGATGATCCAGAGTCAATGTCAGTTAGAGATAGAAGTATTCTAGCCCAGAGCCATGTACTTCTCCCTCCTGATGAGATCATGATTAAAGAAACGTTCCGTGATGATATAATGAAAGTATTATTTGAGATTCAGACCAGGGTCACCGGCGAGAATGAGAAGAAGTGCATAGCTGCAGTGGTAAAGGTATTCGAAACAGTCGATCAACTTGATTTTCTAAATAAGCGAGCCATCTTTGTATATGTTAGGGATATATCCGGTTTATCGCCGAAACAACTATCAGTAGCAATGTCTATTATCCGTAAGCACTATCGGGCCCTGGTCAAGACGGAAGAGTTCGATATATTTTAGGAGCATATTATGAGTGAAACAGTCAATAAACAAATTGACCGTCTTAAAAAGATGGAAAAGAAGGTAGAGCAATTTGGGGACCTTCTAGATTCAATCGAGTCCACAGAGGATAAAAAGAAGATGCTGTGGAAAGAGATTTATGAAAACGCTGTTACTGACCGGGAAAATGCCGGCTTGCTCTTTACAGATGCATATAATAATATGGCAGGCGGATCAACTGAGCATGCAACGCTTGGCCCTATTTTGGCAAAGTATCTGGAAAGAATGAATAAGTCCAATGAGCAGATATTACGACTAGCCGAACTAGTAGCTAAGGCAGAAGAACGCGCAGCGCAACTAGACCCTGATGATATATTTGCACAAATAGGTTCAGGCAAGGAGTAACTATGGCCGGCGGTGGAAGGGATGTAATTGATAGCTTTGGGTCCGGGCCATCCAGATCTGAAGTAATTGAGTCCGCTGCGGGTGAAGCACCCTCTAGTGCCTTTAAGCGTGCCGTTGTTGCTGAGATATTTTACGACCTTGCAGTAATGGATGAGGAGACAATCGGGGAGTGGGATCCCAAGGTTGAAAACCCTGAGCAACTAAAGAAGATGCCCAGGAATAGTATTGTTGCTCGTGTCATTAGTAATAATGCCGATAAAAAAGACAAGCCCAAGGTTTGCTATCCATTCTTTCCACCCTATTTGTGTTTTCCAGTAAAGTGCGGAGAGCAAGTCTGGGTCATGAGTGAATCAGATGACCCTGCATCTCCAATATTTTGGATCTGTAGAATTCCGGAAGCTGATTTTATTGATGACCTAAACTATACCCATGGTGATAGAAGATTTGATGCAGCCCCTGTTGCTCCGGATGCTAGGGCGACCCTTGAAAGTACATTACAGCCTGATGTTGATTTAGCTGAAAGTGATGCTCTTCCTGGATTCCCAAACGGTGGTGGTACGGATGACTCCTATACACTACATGCCAAAGAAGAAGGAGCCGAGGCTGCTGACGCTTATGAGGAGCTTTTAGAGGGTAGCATTGCTAATGATGCTGTAACATTTGAGCCTGTCCCACGGTTCACCAAACGCCCGGGGGATCTCGTATTCCAAGGGTCCAATAATACACTCATTTGTCTTGGGGAGGATAGAGGGTATAATGCAGAGCTGGTTGCAGATTCAGCAGCAGCTGAGTGGAGCAATGCATCATCAACAGCGGATGGCCCAGCTGACCCTAATGAACGTGCATTTGCTGGGACAATTGATATTGTTACAGGTCGAGGACGTGCTCCTGCTGCTGCTCCTGGTGATGATCCAGAGTTAACTGGATGCCGAACGATCCTTAATGCTCGTGACTATGAAGAGGTTGATAAAAACCCTGTTGCTGCAGAGACTGCAGCTGGGGCAGAGAATAGACTAGATCGTCCAGGTGAGGGCGACCCAGATTTCATGAAAGACTCTTCTCGGATATACATTTCTATGAAAACAGATGGTGATGCAAACTTTGGTATCAGCAATGAGACCGGGGCGATGGTTGCCCCATTTGGTGCACATACAATTGATGATATGGCAGAGGTACCATATATCATAGCCAAGTCGGACGAGATACGTATCATCGCTAGAAAGAATGAAGCAGATGACCCAACCGGATACCCTGAGGTTAATGGGAGCATCCGCATTATAAAAGAGGGTGCAGTCGATGATGACATGGCCGCAGTACTCTTATTGCCTGATGGAACAATTCAGGTAAGTGGAAACCTAATATACTTGGGCCGTCATGCAGATGATGGTGGTGAGGCTGCTGTGGATGGTGCTTCAGGAACAGAGTCAGCTCCAGGAGAAGGAGATTCTCAGCCCTGGGTAAAGTACCAACAACTAGATGATCTTCTCACTGCGATAATGGAAGACATAAAGACATTCGCGAAAGATCTACAGGCAAACTTCAATGCCAATACAACTCCTGGTTATGGTGCACCTAACCCGTCCTTGATAACAGCAGCTTCCGCAGAATGCCAGAGCCTTCAAGATAATATGGACTCAAGGATTGCGGAGATAAATACAATCAAGTCGGCAAGGATTTTCGGGGAGTAGTTATGGCAGGGTATGCTGAGTATGGAAATAGTGACAATTATGCTGAGGGTCTTGATGATTCTTTAGAGGATTTTTATGCAGATGTTGCTAAGGCATATCAGGATTGTAAAAAATCAGGGGCAGCAGGTGAAGGTGATGATTCTTATGATCCTTATGAGACGATTAAAACGCTATCACAAGATCTTGCAAATGCTATTCATAAATTTATGCTATCAGCTAAAATAGATACAGACGTAACATACCCAGGCCCAACGTTTGAGGCAATCCCACCAGCAGATCAGGTAATGGATGCAACAATCGAGGCCGGCCCAGATGGGGTATTAAATACAGACATGTCAGGGTTCGACCCGGCTGATCCAACAACACTTCCGGATGTAGAGGGTGATGATGAACCGGCCAAGACGTATGGGACAACTAAGACCATGAATGCTATTGGCGGCCAGCTAGCTGCTGGTACCGATCCTGGCCCAATTGATGAACAGACTGGCACTGGTAAGGGACATCTAGAATGACATTAGCAGCATCAAAAGACCCAATTCTGATGGCTGGAATAGAGGCAGCAAAAATTAAGGCTATGGAGACCAGCGCTCCTGAGCCGGCCGGCCCAGAGGCAGCCGATCAGGAAGCCATGGCAGCTGATATTCTCGACGTAATGGCCACTGATATAATGAATGCAATCCACAATTATACAATTACTGCACTCGTTGTGGTAAAGGCAGATATTGATACATCATCGTCTATTATCGGTGATATAATACCATTACTAAGCGGTGGCGACCTAACCGAAGATGGAGAATCAGACTCATATGACTCTACAGGGGGTGGTGCCTTAGGACTAACAGGCTTAGAGGATGCAAAAGATGCATTATATGAAGGAATACTCGATGCATATACGTCTGTAATGGAGGCAGGTGTTGCAGATCTAGAGCCATCAGAGTCAACGGTTGATGATGAGCATATCCATGATATTCTTGCGACAAAGTTATGTGATGCTGTGCATGCATATGTAACATCTGCAATTGTAAAAACCACAGATGAGATGAAAGGCGGCCGCACACTAGCCGGGGGAACAGAGAATGTTTTTGGCACACCCATTATGGGAGTAACATTGCCCACACGGGATGGAATAGGCGAAGGCGAAGTTAGTTAATTGATATGCTACAAAACCTCTCTCCTCAATACTTAACACTGTAGGATTGGATCCATAGGAGGACAATTGTGGCTGTAGACTCTGGAAACCGTAAACAATACGACTTCAAAAGTGTCGGCGATTCATTCGAAGATTGGGAGCTAGACAACCCCATTGTTGTTAATGAGATTCCAATTGGTTTCAAAACCCCTATGGAAATGGGCCAAAATCATGAGGGACCATTCAAGATGCATATGGTTCTGGCAGATCAGGTCCGAGACAATTTCAGAAATATGTTAATGACAAATTACGGTGAGCGCTTAGGCATGTATTATTTCGGTGCAAACCTATCGAATCTGGCTCATGAGCTAGGAAGCGAAAAACAGGATATGGAAGCAGTCCGTAGAATAAAGAGGTCAGCATCAAAATACATGCCATACATTGAGCTTAAAACTTTTGAAGCATTTGTAGAAAGATTTGATAATCAACACGTTGCAAAAGTCGGGATCAGGGTTATGTATGATATACCCAAGCTCAAAGTTAAAAATAAGGCAGTAGACGTAATACTATTTACGGCAGGATAATCATGGCAATAGATGTTAAGAAAAAACTACGCAAAGAAAGGGTAAGATCATATCTTGCCCGAGATTTCGATGGATTCAGGTCCGACCTATTAAGATATGCAAAAACGTATTTTCCTGACAAGATTTCAGATTTCTCTGAAGCATCTGTTGGAGGTTTATTTTTAGACATGGCTGCAATGGTTGGTGATACAATGTCATTCTATCTTGACCACCAATTTAATGAGCTGCGATGGGATACTGCCGTTGAGCAAAAGAATGTCCGCCGACATATTGAGAATGCAGGGATCCAGATTACTGGTGCCTCGCCAGCCGCCGCTGATGTAGACTTTTATATAGAAGTACCAGCAGAGCTAATAGGGGAAGCATATGTCCCTAAGACTTCATCACTACCTACAATACTTGAGGGTACTACTGTAACTGGTGGCGGGATAACATTCAACCTGACAGAAGATGTAGATTTTTCTGAAAAAGATTTAAGCGGCGAGTTACGAGCAAATGTAACAACAGGTACAACAGACCCAACAACAGGTGTACCAATTACCTATATTGTGGTAAAGACGGGGGAATGTGTATCTGGTGATGAGATACAAGAATCTTGGGATATTCCCAGTGTACATGTTCCATTTCGAAAAATTACATTAGGAAATCCTGGTGTTACTGAGATATTATCTGTTAAGGATCGTGAAGGAAATGTCTACTATGAAATGGAGTCATTAGCCCAAGATACAGCATATAAGTGGGTTACAAACCTTGATGAAGATCAGGAAGTAGTTGAAGAGAACCTTGAAGTTGTTCCTGCCCCTTATCGATTTATTAAGCGGGTCGATACGAGAACGAAATTAACAACGATTCAGTTTGGTGGGGGAGATGCCGAAGGCACGGATGATGATATTATTCCAGATCCAAGTGAACTATCACTTCCTCTTTACGGAAAAAAATCTCTAGCAAGATTTTCTTTAGATCCAAATTCTCTTTTGGAAACCCACACGTTGGGTGTTGCACCCCGTGGTACCAGGCTATATGTTCGGTATCGATATGGAGGTGGCCTTAAGCATAATGTCGGTGCCAACACAATTGATACAATAGCAATGTTAAAAATAGAGTGGCAAAATGGGACTCCCACGCATGAAGAAGCAGCACTAGTTAGATCAACATTATCAATAATAAACCCAAGTTCCGCCTCAGGGGGTGAGGTCGCTCCATCAATTGAAGATTTAAGAAAACAAATCCCTGCTGCTAGACAAATGCAATCCAGGATTGTTACAAAACAAGATCTACTATCTAGAATATACACACTTCCCTCGAAGTTTGGTAGGGTATATAGGGCCGGTATTCGATCAAACCCTAATAATCATTTAGCAACTCAGTTATTCTTAATAAGTCGAGACAAAGATAAAAAGCTCGACTTTGCACCTGATGCACTCAAGAAGAATCTCAGGATATATTTGAATGAATACAGGTTGATATCTGATGCAATAGATGTTTTAGATGCACAAGTAATCAATTACACGGTGACATTTGAGATTGTCACCAACCCCAAAGCAAATAAAACTGTCGTAGTGCAGAACGTAATTTCTCGCTTAAAGAACCTATTAAAGACAGACAATTTTCAAATTGATCAACCCCTGCTTTTGGTTGACATGATTAACTCTATTATCAATACTGGTGATGTTATCTCGCTAGTTGACTTAAAAGTAAGCGACGCTCGTGGTACCGTGGAAGATAGAGTTTATAGCGATATTAGCTTTAACGTCGACGCAAATACGTTTAAGGGAATGATAGTGGGCCCACCGGGATCCATTTTTGAACTAAAATACCCGAATAATGATATTATCGGAAGCGCATCTTAGGAGAATAGAATGTATCTTATTTTGACAGCTAGCAAAGATGCTTATATCACAGACAAAATAATCGATAATAAGTACCGAACAAAGGATGCAAATACAGGATATGCAGCCACATTGGATGTGTTCAAGTTATGGAATGAATCCTCAGATATTGAGGACGGTTCAGCAGTACAAATTAATGGCGAGACCGGACCAATAGAGTTATCCAGGGCATTAATAAAGTTTGATTATGATACGATACAGGATTTCATTGATGATGCAAAATTAGATATAGATGCTGTGAATAACCCAACATTCGAATGTAAGCTTCAAATGGTAGATATTTCAGTCGGCCAGGGTGCCCCGATGAATTTCAATCTCATCTTATTTCCACTAGCACAAGCATTTGACGAGGGATTTGGGAAAGATGTGGGATCATTTGGTGACGTTACAGTAACTAACTGGGTCACAGCTTCATACGCGGGTGGGACAACATATTCCTGGTTTTCTGAGGGTGCTAGAGCAATGGGTGCCTTAGGCGATTCGAACATAGACATAATAGAGTTCGGTGAACTTAATGATGGCGCCGGTCCTACTGCAGCAACTTATTCTACACAATTATTCTCCGTCGGTACCGAGAACCTTGAGATGGATATTACTCGAATTGTATCCGCGTCACTATCCGGGCAGCTTGATAATCATGGGTTTCTACTCGCATATTCAGGTTCAGAAGAGACGGATGGCAAGACAAGGTTTGTTAAGCGCTTTGGTTCACGTCACGTAGGAGACCCGTATATACGTCCCCAGATTGTAGTTTCATGGGATGATAGCATTATTGATAACCACAAGAACTTCTTTTTTGACTTGACAGGTTCATTATTTTTGCAAAACTATCATTACGGTGCACCTGCAGATTTAGTTTGGGGCCCATCATTGACAGGTGTAACAGGTCCATCATGCATGGAACTATCAATAGTGTCCGACCAATTTAAGAAAACGATAGATGTTTCTCAATATAAAATAGGAGACAACTGGGTAACAGGACTATACACTGGCTCCTTTGCAATATCATCAATGGCAACTGATGACGTTAATGATGAAGATACTATCGCTGATTTTGTGCTTGCTAGTGGCTCAATAACATTTGAGGAGCACTGGGGTACCACAGCAGGGGGTACATTCGGGTTTCATACGGGAAGTTTAGAGATTAAAAGCATCTCTCGTAGTGTTTTCAATGCAACCCAACGAAGAATAGACCTAGTATCAACGAACATTAAGAAAGCATACAGGGTTGTTGATCGGCCAAAGTTTAGGGTATTTGCCCATGATTTAGATGAAGAAAGAACATCCGTTAAAATACCAGTTAAGTTAGACAGTAAAGTATTAGATTCAGTATATTATAGAGTAAAAGATGCTATAACTGGAAAGATTGTAGTACCATTTAAGACAGACAATAACGGAACGAGACTATCTGCAGACTCTGATGGAATGTTCTTTGAACTATATATGAATAACTTGCCACCAGGGCGGACATACACGATTGATTATCTGGTTACCGACTTAGGAACAGAGTTTATAGTAGAAGATAATGGCATTCAATTCAGGGTCGATAGGTAATGGCGAACAATAACGCAAATGCAAAATCCAGGCTATTTAAGCCATCAGTTGTAAGAAAACTGCTGGGTGATTCTGCTGTTATAAGAAACCGCACAGCCGCTGAGTTGTCTGGGTCAAATATCTTAGGCGAAAATTCATTTAGGTATGCTAGCCCAGGTGAGGCTCTTAAGTCAACACAACAACTACCTGTAGACTGGTCAAATTTTGCCAGCCATACATTTTTTAACTCTGCAGAAGCTAAAACAAACACCGCATTTGATGCCATCATCAATGGATATCCATTTGATGGTACCAAGGAAGAGGTAGAGGTATTTTTTGATAATCTAACGGGTTTTGAAAAGTATGTCTATGATGAATTTCCAAAGTACATGGGATTTTTGCATTTTTCTGGTAGTGCTATAGGTGAGGATGCATCAAATGGATATCCTCCTCATGACGGTACCAGCATTGATGTCGCAGACCACGAGGGCGCCCTGTTTCCAACCCTTTCTAAAAAAGCGTCAGGCAAGTCAATTTTAGATCCGGGCACTAGCTCAATTTCATTTGAGATGCAGCTGCTGATTCCATCTCAATCTATTGATTGCGGTCCACAAATTTTGCTACAAAAGCTAAGTGAAGATGGCGATGGGATAACAGTTTCTGTCAATCCTGGTGCTAGCAGTGCAAAAACGTATGATCTCAGTGTATTGATATCCTCAGCATCCGCTGCAGTTAATACAACCACAGCCATTCCAAAAGATAAGTTTAACCATGTATGTGCGATGTTTGATAGAACATTTAGCAGCCACAAAGCAAAGCTATTTGTTGATGGGGTTCAAGCAGCATCGTCAGATACATTCAATATGAAGTCGATTGTATTCAAGCCTGCACATTTACTAATAGGCACCGGATCAAGGCATGAAACGATAGATATGATAATAGATCCTGTGCAAACATTATCAGGCACAATTGATGAGTTTAGAGTATGGCATGGGCCCGTTAACGAAACCCAATTAAAGAAAAATAAGGATAGGGCTTTATTTACACCAGAAGAAAATAATCTAAAGCTCTATTTTAAGTTTAATGAGCCAGACGGAGATTATGAATCAAATGATGTAGTACTAGATTCATCAGGAAATTCTCTTCATGCAAAAGTTTCAAACTTTGATCCTATTTTAAGAGATGTACCTAGAATACTGGTTCGCCCTGGAGATGACATACCTCTCCCCGTAACACTTGAATATGAGAATACATCACCAGTTTTATTTCCATCTCATCAAGGAGTAATTGACTTAAACTCCTCACTCCTTGCCGAGGCATTAAGTTACGACGTCAATAATCCCAATATGATAACCAAGCTGGTTCCAAAGCACTATTTACTCGAGGCTCAATTTCATGAGGGGTTTGAGGTTGAGGATGGTAACATAAGGGACCCATATGACTATTACGGTTCTGATGCTGTTCCTGGAGCCGGACTTATGGGCCAACCCCAAATAATGGCTGGCCTATTATTTACATGGGCTAGATATTTTGATGAGATGAAAATGTTCATTGATCAAGCATCTAACTTGCTACATGTAGACTATGACTCAAGTGATGTGGTTGCAGATCAATTCTTGCCATTCCTTGCAAATCATCATGGGTTCGAATTGCCAAACCCATTTAGCAATGCTAGCATTGAGCAACTCTTAGAAGGCACAAACCTAAATGCAGATATGGCAATAAGTGATGGGACACTTCAACAAGTACAAAATGGTATTTGGAGATTAATTCTTACAAACCTGGGTGAGATTGTTAGGTCAAAAGGTACACTGCATGGTGTCAAGGCCTTGATTCGTTCTATGGGTATCAACCCGGATGCATACTTTAGATTTCGTGAGTATGGAGGGTCTAGAACAAGAGACCTTACAGATAACCACCGTGTAAAAACCGAAGTATCAACCATGCTAGACTTTTCGTCAAGACTAGATGGATACAGTCCATTTATCATATCTCCATTTTTATCAGGTTCTCGTATTGAGGTTGGATATCCTGAACCAGCCGGCACATTTGTAGCTACTCCGACCCCGCCAAATGCAGGGCCGTACGGATATCATGGTGTATCTGACGAGCCCAGCGACGGCCTATTCACATCTGGGTCATGGACCTACGAAGGCCTATATAAGTTTGAAAATGTTTCTTATGATAAGATTGGGGACGATATTGATCTATCAAATAGGATGTTTGTACAAAGTCTAGCCAGGCTCCAGGCGACTGGCTCAGAACCTTCTGAACCAGCATTTTATGATGGTACCGCTGTCATAGCAAACCTCGTTGCAGACTATGGTCCTATCGGGGGGAAAGAGTCAACCCTTACGTTATTCACTCGACCCGGGTATGATGAGGATGATGAGTATCTAAAAGTACAGCTAAAAGATGTTCCCATCTATGATGGAAATGTTTGGCATGTATCTTTTGGCAGGGTAAGGAATGACGAATTTGATTCTGTAGTATCTTCATCCTACTTTCTATCAGCCGGCCGACAGTTTAGGGGTGACATTATAGAGTGGTATTCTACATCATCGCTATTTGAAGAAACAATGGATCCATCACATGATATGGTATGGTCACAGGTTGATGTTCAGGCTGGCTCTGGGCTAACAGGACTAAATACATCAGGTTCATTTATAGCTGTTGGTAAACAAGCATTATCTGGCCTAGCTTCTGACCTTGCATTAAACTCAGAATTAAAAGTTCCAGAGTCTCATGCCAGAACAACGGACTTCTCTGGCCGCATTGCACAAATTAGGTTCTGGTCTAAAGCATTAGAGGAAGATGAACGAAAAGAACACTTACGAAACTTCGGCTCTATGGGTGTCAAGGACCCTCTTACAAATTTTAACTTTGTAACAACTGCAACAGGTTCATTTGAGAGAATCAGATTAGATGTATCTACAGATCAGGTAGAAACAAGCACAGATGATGTTGGAAATATCACAATGTTTGATTTTTCCCAAGCTGAGATTCCAAGTGGGTCAAATGTTATGGGAGCGCCCTGGGGTGGCATGGATCTAGAGGGGACGCCAGATGAGACGTACACATTCAACTCTGGTTCATTTTTCCATATGTCAGGATCTGGGTTTGAGCCAGAATCTACACCTATAAAACCAGAGCGTTTTGACTTTGGTATGATCGACCCCAAGTTTGATGAGCACTCGGTTGATAATAAGATTAGGGTAAGAAGTTTTCAACATTATAATAATATCGAAGAGCTCGGCGGAGAAGTCGGCCCCGTCTATGAAATCTTGCCAAGTGAAAAACCACAGGATGACACTCGGTTTAGTATTGATATGTCATCCGTCCAAGCATTAAATGAAGATATTGTAAAGATATTCGCAACTCTCGAAGCGCTGGATAATGCCTTGGGTGCTCCTGAGCTTGTATTTGCTACAGAATACCCAGACCTTCAACGCCTACGTGAGGTTTATTTCAATAGATTAACAGATAGAATACAAACAAAGGCGTTTTTTGACTTCTTTAAGTGGTTTGATAATTCAATTGGTATGATAATAGAGGAAATAATCCCAAGAAAAACAAAATTTATGGGTTTGAACTTTGTTATAGAGTCGCACATGTTGGAACGGGCAAAATTAGGGTACAGTTATGAAGATGTTTATTTGGGCGAAAACAATCGTCATGGACTAAAAGGAACAATTCTTTTGCAACAGTTTATTGCACAGCTGAGGAGAATGTAACATGGCATCTACAATGACGCCGCTGACTGGTTCTGATGACTCAACACTGTTTGATGCATTCCGCCAGGGTGTTAGTGTTACTACTCTTGAGCAACAAGCAACAGGGCTATTGCCTCGCATGTCTGCTGGGTCGAACTATAAGCGAATTGTAGGGACCCCAGAGACAGGATTTCGTGACATAGAGTCTAACGCACTATTTAACGACTCAATGGTAACGCCGACTGCAAAAGCCTTGGCTGGTGTAGCAGTATCTTCCGTACCCATTACAGATGCTGGTGAAAGAATCATCATGGTGCCGAATCATGAGGCAGAACGTAGGGATTTTGGACAGCCGAAGGTTTTTAAGGACGAAGAGCCGTTTGAGGATTTTCAAAAATTTAATCCAGTAATATATCTTCAAGATGATAATAGTACGTTAATGTACCCGCTAGTTTTAGCAAACGCATCCATGAAAGACCCGGACCAGTTTGACGGAGTCATTGAGCCATTCACTTTGAGATCGCGCGCGTCAAGGCTAAGCCCAGAGTTACCATTTTTTGCCCATGACATCAGAGCCAGCATAATGTCTGATGCCAGTGAGTGTTCCAGACTAAAAGCAATACCAATAGTCCAATTTATTGATAATGAGCAATCTTCATTTGATTATTATGAAGACGGTATCGAGAACTTTGGTGCTCACCTGATGCTATTAGACGATGAAGATAAATTAGTCGAGAGAATTGGCCCAGTTTATCCTGGCTACCTTACCCAGGCAGAGTCAGTAATAAATCCCTTTGTAGAGTCTTCAGATACAGAAGAATTTCGAGCCGGCCTACATATTAATGAACCCCTTTCACCTGGATTAGACCCATTAGATCCGGGCGGAATGAAGTTAGCGCTAGAGATGATGTCAAAATATGAGTATACTAGACTAGATGGCACGACAGGATTTGTCTCCAGCCACTCTAACGAAGATCTTTTATCACGCCACCACAAATCGTCAGGTGCTGGGTTCACATTCAACAACAATGAGCTGGGCACTGATTCGCTGGCGTTCGGGGGGTTACTTAAGTAATGCCAGTCGTTAAAAAGACATCTAGGGTATTTATAGTTGGTGGCACCGCTGCACCTGGCAGCTTCGGATACGGTGACCCTTATAATACAAGCCAAGGCCTTAAAGGTTACTGGCGTCTTAATGAGAATATCCCTGTTGTCCCTGGGGTTTCGATAGCAAAAGATAGTTCTGGTAACAACAGACATGGCACCTATAACAACAGCCTTGTTACCCCTACCTCTGGAACACCATCATTTATACCATGGTCCCCTCCATTTTTAAGTGAGACATCACATGCAGCGAAGTTTACCCAATATACTGCATATGAGGGTGATTATGTTGAATTAGGCACTGCAGGAGCATTAGGGATAACCAACAGCAGCTATTCTATATCATGTTGGGCGAAGTTATCTGATAATACGGCTAGTAATCCAGAAGTCATCATTTCTATAATTGATGATGATTATACACCAAACCGATCTTGGGTATACGTCAATGATAATGAAATTCGTGTATTGGTGACGAACTTTACACCCTGGAGTAGTGTGGCTGTAAGAAGTGCAGCTGATACCTATAACGATGGCAAGTTTCATCATATAGTTGCTACATGTGAATATACCCCACCTGCCATCTTTGATCCCGGCGTCGATGAGGGATCCCAGGTATGGAAATTGTACGTCGACGGTATACTAGTTGACACAAGCCCACCACTCTCAGACCTATGGTCGATTAAGTCAACTGATGTGATCACTGTAGGCCTTGATCTTGATGCTGGAGGAACTCCACTTACTGATTTCTATAATGATGCAATAACAGAGCTAGCAATATGGGACAGGGTATTAACCCAAGAAAATATATCAGATGTTTATGCAGGGGGCATTTCTTCTAAATACCGTCAACTAATGTCAGGCTTCCTAAACAACCCACCACGTACCATTATCAGGGCCAGGGATGCGGCGACAGGTTCATATCCTAGTATCCAAAGGACTAATCCAGGTGGTCGCTCCGGGGCCCACACGATTAACTTTAATGACACCAATACGGTTATATTTAGGGACTCATATGATACCGCTGAGATAGAATTCTTACCCGGCCGTATTAGAGATGAAGCAACGATAACATTAAATGCGACAGATGGCTCAGGGCAGACTCAAACCGGGACGTTTGAGTTTCAAAGAGGTACGAAACTTACTTCAGGAAATATTGAAGTAAACATCGGAAGAAAGCGTGCCCCTGAAAAAGTAGCTGCAGTATTTACAAAGGCTGTTAATGACAGCAGCCTATGCATTTCTGCAAAATATAACAAGGGTAAAGTAACATTACGGCAACAGGTACCAGGTTCATTTAGTCATCCCATTACAATAGATCTTCGGCATCGGCCACCCAGGCAAACTGGTGCATTAATCACAGTTTCAAATTCTGATGCCCCCTCGACCGGCCCAAGAAGGTATATCAACGGGTCATTTTCAGGTGGTAGCGATTATGTTGCCAGGTATCCGAATCTTCTACATGGTCAATATGCCGGTCATAATGATGCTGGCAATGAGGGCCATGGCCCAGATGATCCATTAGCTCGTTGGACGATGCAGAATATTGCAACGCCGAACCTACCTTCTGATCTAGTCGCTCCTGCTGTAACGCAGAGGGGTGTTGCTGACGTAGGGATAACATTTACACCAGGTGAAGATCTTGGCTTCTTTAGAGATGACCGAGTCAATATAGATAACGATAACGAGTTCTATGACGAAGGATCATCACCATCTGAGATAGAGGGCTTTGGAAGCCCACTGCGTAGTAAGACACAGATTGTAATTGATATGCCTGTGGTTGCCCCTACAACGATTGGCTATGATAAATCCATACTTCCAGGACCCACAGGTGACCCTGGGTATCTCTTTCATAACATGGCATATTACAATAGTGATACACGCGTATGGGAAAAAGTGGGCCCAGGCCTAAACGTAGGTGGGACAGGCCATGGTACTCCGAGGGAATATCATCAAGCATTTTTTGATGATGCATGTATAGGATTCAGCCGCGGCATTGAAATGCTTGAATCTGGATCGATAATGTCTTGTCGCCCCATCAATAACTTTGGTTTTCCCATGCATCCCAAGTTTGAGGCCAAAGACGGCCAAACGATAGCATTATCTGATTACATCACGCATCCATTCGTTTTAGAAAAGTTTACATTAGAGCTTGATATAGCTGCTGTAGAAGGAAGCGAGTGGAGAAATCGCGCCTGTATGTATAGTAATAATGATACAGGCATTGGCAGAGAAAACGATCAGGGCAATTATAATAATAAGGCCATGATCCAAAGCTTCTTTTTAATGAACCAACGTCCTTATCATGGTGAGCTAAATTGGTCAACAACAGTTTATGATGCCGGTTCCAGCACTTGGGAGGATGGAGAAACGTTATACCTTCCCAGTGTTGCAAAATGGGTAGATTCGGATGACGATAGCTTTTTATGTGACCCAGAATTCAACTATGAACAGTCAATGTACCAGGCATTTTATTATTTTCCAGCAATCGAAATACCAGATGGTAATGGAGGATTCCGCAGTCCAGTAGCTGGTGATACTGTTGGTTGTTACAATCTGCTTAATGATGGTACAAGGGTATACACATCATATTTTCCTAACTCATCCCTAGGTAACGCTTGGGATTTCGGAAATATGATGAACAATCCTATTCCTGCGATGGGTTATGATTCTCAATTTCTTCCTGAAACTAATAATTTTTTCTCGCCCGGTGATATTCCTCATTTTACTATTTATGATTCTCAACTAAACACCTGTTGGGACACAGATGTTTGTAGGGCGCCACCCGATGGGAGCTATTCTTGTGATGGCCCAGCATTTAATAGTCCGGATCAGTCTTCACAACAATGTTTTTATCTATTTCCTGACGGTATAGAGATACCAGATATTCAAAATCCAGGACAATATAGATCACCAGTCCTTGGTGATGCTATCGCTAGCTATAAGCAACTCACCACAACAACCCGGGTGTACACCTCAGTATATGACACATTTAACCTTGGAAATGACATGATCGTCACCATGGGTGATGATGGTGGTAATGGTCATGATGACTGGTTTACTCAAGGTGAAATTCCAAGATTTGCAAT